TTATTTTTTCTTGAAAATATCGGCGGTACCGTGAATTTTGTTGTTGGTGTTGCCGGAAGTCAGCACCAGAACATCAGCACCTTCTTTATCGGCTTTCTCGATCAGCTCTTTTTTCGCGTCGTCTACCGAGACTTCATTGGAAGTGCTAACCGTACCGATTTTTTCATACTGTGATTCCACTTTCTCAAACTCGTTTTTCGTCAGCAGTTCAGCCGCAAAGGTATTGGTGGTAAACAGAAATGCAGCGCCCATCAAAATAGCAGTCGTTTTTTTCATAACCTTTTTCCTTGAGATTAATCAGCAACTACGAAAAGCCCCACGAGTAAGAGTGAGGTGATATGAGCATGGTAGAGGAATAGCAAAATTGCCATAGGGTAAGAAAAATACTGTTATAACAGTCAATTGTGCTGTGAAAAATGTGCGTTAACGCTACTTTCGCGAGGGGTATTTCATGGAGAAAATCAGCAGGACGTCGCGCAGGCGGCAATATGTGAAATTTAATGGCACGCCCTGTAGGATTCGAACCTACGACCTACGGCTTAGAAGAACGTAGAGTACTATTTAACGCACTGTAATATCATTGGTTTTTCCGCGCTCGCTACGCATTTGTGTCATTACGTGTCGTTACCTGCTTTCTCGTTTTCTTGTGATACATCCATGCATGACACATCTATGACACAGAAAATGCACAGCCATGCCGCCGGGCATAGCTATGCCTTTTCCACATCACATCACCGGGCACCCGTCATCGTTGAATGCGCGATTGATGAAGAACGATACCCGGCCCAGCACCTCAACCTCTTCCAGCACTACCCCTTCTATGGCTTCGCCGTCGTCCGTGATGAGAGCTTGACCCATGAGCTTGGCGAACTGAGTCCTGCCTGCACATAAAATTAAAAGCACATCGCCGGGCGCACTTTTGGCCGCAGGTTCAATGATGGCAAAACCAACATCAGTTTCAAGCACCCTGCTCTCAGCCCCTATGTTGCAAATTACCTCTGGCGAGAGCTGGCGCTCGACATAATCGTTCGCTGGTGACGCAAATCCCATTATTGCACCCTCCCCATGTTGCGTAAGATCCAATAGCGGTTATCGCTGCCGTCGTTAGTCTTGTCGGCAAAGTCTTTTTGATAGCGTTCTATCCAGGCGTTCGCATCTTCGCGTGTGTAGTGCCAGTTGAACTGACGCAACTTCTCGATGAAGCAGTCGGTGCGAAGATAGCGGTAGCCTTTCGGGTTTAACTCTATTGCCGCTACAAACGCGGCATGGATGTCTGCTGTGCGTGGCATAATCACCTCACAAAATAACTGTATATATATACAGTATCGCTAAATATGAGAGTCGATCAAGCTTCATAGTGGTGCTACACTCCCTACCTTTCAGAATTAACTGATTTCTATAATGTTAAAGCTATTTACTCGCTATGTTTCGGTGGGGGTGATTAATACAGCCCTTCACTGGTTGTGTTTCGGTGCACTCATGCATTTTTTGGGGGCTACGCAGGCCGTTGCGAACGTGATTGCGTTCTGCATTGCTGTGACGTTCAGTTTTTTTGCAAATGCTAAGTGGACATTCAATTCTCAGGCTACATCTGGGCGCTATGCTGCATTCGTATTTTTCATGGGCATTATGGCCGCACTAACCGGATACGTTGCAGATTCGATTGGTGCCCCACCAGTTGTAACTCTCATAGCTTTCTCGGCATTTAGTCTTGTTGCCGGATTTATATACTCAAAGTTCATTGTCTTTAGGGATGCGAAATGAAAATTTCTCTTGTCGTTCCGGTGTTTAATGAAGAGGAAGCAATTCCGATCTTCTATAAGACCGTGCGGGAATTCGAAGAGCTACAACAGCATGAAATAGAGATAGTCTTTATCAATGACGGTAGTAAAGACGCTACAGAATCAATCATAAATGCGCTTGCTGTGTCCGATCCGCTTGTCGTTCCTATCTCCTTCACCCGCAATTTCGGTAAAGAGCCAGCGCTTTTTGCTGGACTTGACCATTCAACCGGTGATGCGATTATCCCGATAGACGTGGACTTGCAGGACCCAATAGAGGTAATTCCGCACCTGATAGAGAAATGGCAGTCAGGTGCCGATATGGTTCTGGCTAAGCGCTCCGATCGCTCTACTGATGGCCGCCTCAAACGCAAGACAGCTGAGTGGTTCTATAAGCTACACAACAAAATCAGCAATCCGAAGATTGAGGAAAACGTCGGCGACTTCCGCCTAATGTCTCGCCAAATTGTTGAAAACATCAAGCTAATGCCTGAACGCAACCTTTTCATGAAAGGCGTTTTGAGTTGGGTTGGTGGTCGCACTGATGTTGTTGAGTATGCTCGCGCAGAGCGTGTCGCTGGTGATTCTAAATTTAATGGCTGGAAGCTATGGAATCTTGCACTTGAAGGTATCACCAGTTTCTCAACTTTTCCACTGCGCATGTGGACGTATATCGGTTTGCTCGTTGCGGGAATGGCCTTTATGTACGGCGCTTGGATGATTATTGACACCATGGCATTCGGGAACCCAGTTAGAGGCTATCCTTCTATATTGGTATCAATTTTATTCCTCGGCGGTGTGCAATTGATCGGTATTGGAGTTCTCGGTGAGTACATCGGCAGGATTTATATTGAGGTTAAAAATAGACCTCGTTATATTTTGAAGGAAAAAATAAATGGTTAGCTTTCACAAAAAAGAATTATCATTATTCAATGCATGGATATTCTCGCTTGTAATAATATCGATCGGATACTACCCACTGATCAATGACAGGCTCTATCTGGTTGATGATATCACCAGGTCAATCAAAGGCTACTTTGGGTGGATGGAATTAGGCAGACCATTAACTGAATGGCTTGCTATGTTCTTGAGCACCAGTTCTGACCGCCTTGCCGACATTACGCCTTTACCTCAATTATTGAGCATTGTTGCGCTATCATATTTAACAGTGCTTTTACTTAAAAATACTTTCCATAAAATCACCATCGGGAATGCACTAATATGCATAACTGTAGCAGTAAATCCACTATTGCTTGGTAATATGTTGTTCAGGTTTGACTCATTATCAATGATATTGTCCATGCTGTTACCTGTTCTAGCATGGGACTTACTAAACAAAAATAGGGCTATTTATGCGCTGGCATCCCTTGTTGCATGTCTTTCTTTTTACCAGCCAGCAATTGCAATATTCCCTATATTGGTAATAACTACATTTATTCAATCTAAAAAAGACAACAATAAAAATATAGAGTACATTATAAAATCTGCGGGCCTTACCGTAGCGTCTTGCGTTTTATATTATTTCGTAGTTGTAATTAACACCATTAAGTCCACAGAAAAGAGGGCTGACTTAAATACTGGGTTAGCAAGTAACATTTACACAGGAATCCATACCTCTATTTCAACAGCGTTGCAATCTTATGGCCATGTCGCTGCTATATTAATAGCGGTAGCAACGCTAGCTTTTATCATTGTATACGCAAAACATATCATTGCAGTAGTTAAGGATGGCGCGGGGAAATCAAGATTTTTAAACCTTTCCCTAATGGCGCTCGCTCCTGTTGTAATATTAATTTGTTCTGCTGGTGTCAACCTGATTCTTAGCAATGGGTACTATCCAACGAGAGTTTTGTTTCCAATAGCGTTTATAATTTTCCTGGCTCTTGCTATCCCCGCCATATTTAGTGATTTCTTTAATCGTATTGCAGTATATTTATCTATCGCGATGATATTCTCATCAACTTCGGTAATTTATGCCACAGCATCTTCACTTTATCATCAGCAGCGCTACGATTCATATGTATTATTTTCCTTAAGCGAAAAGCTATCATCTTTAAAATCGGAGAAAAATACATATATATTCGGCGCAACAGACTATTCAGAGGCGTCAAAAACTTCAAACAGAGCGTTCCCAATACTAGATCACATAAAGAACAACTACTATGACATGACATTAAGTCAGTCATTAATCAACAATGGAATTAGGAACATAAGATTCTCTGGTAAGAACAGGCAGATTTCCTATGACTTAGAGAAAATGGCTTGCAATGGTGAGATGAACCTTATTTACTCCATGCCTCAATACTCCATATTCGAGAATGATAAAAACTTACTAATTTATCTCGGTGGGCGTGTTTGTAATAAATGAAGATCTTAGGATAGTTTAAGCTGCTAACACGTTCATGAAGACATCAAGGGCGTAAATTACCCTTGATGTCTTACTTTATATTTTAGGTCAGATTATTTCTGGTGCTTTTGATGGGTCTACCGATTCGAGCGCATCAAGATAATCAAGCCACTCATTAAATGAGGCTTTTTCGTCATCTTTCAGGCGACCCAGCGCCAACTTTGAAGGCCACTGTTTGCTATCTATGTAGTCGTTCGCCTGGCTAATCAAACCACTCTTTTCGATTTCAGCCTGCTTAACTAGCTCATCGTAGGTTGGCTCTGGTAATGGTGGCTCAACTGGTGCAGCGAACTCTTTTCCGTCATATGTCCAGCCAATACCTGCATTTAGGCCATCTATATTCTTTGTCTTAAAAGCATCAAAGAGATCGCCCACCCCATCCCACACCACAGTGTTAACAACGATGCCATCTTTGATTACAGCGTAGATGCTCATTATACGTATTCCTCGACAATTACAATCCCGCTTGTACCACCGCCACCTGGCGCTACGTTTCCAATAACGACTTGTGCAGCATAGCCTCCCGCGCCACCAGATCCATATCCAGTTCCACTTTTCGCAACAGTATTCACGGCCGACACACCACCACTAAAACCGATGAATGGACTACCACCCGCGCCCCTTTGCACCCGTATCCTGCTGTATCAGTGCCTATCAATCTTCCAGCAATAAGACGAATCACAGGCATGCAAGTTGAGATAAACACAGACCGCCACTCTCTAAGTCGGCATGATGAAAAAGATAAACCTGACTGTTAAGGAGCACCCGCAGACGTGATTAAATCGCCTGCCGGTAGTCAAAGATAGGCCTGCCGAGAGATATTACCTCTGGGGTAATTTGGGTGTGGTGATGCGAGGGTGATAGCAAGTATTGCAGAGGAGCCCACCTGAGTGGGCTTGCATATTATTTCAAAAGATATTAACTCAATGAAACCTATTTATTAATTTCAGTTCACACGCATGATTTTATCAAATACTGCTAGTGTAAGTTGCACTTGAGAAAAGGTTTTTCCATACTTTAGTTTGCACCACAACCTGGCCCGAGCCGCATGACAAACTGCCGTTTGTGTTGTGGCACCCTGCGCCATCCATAGACGTAATCTTAGATACGTCACATGAAATCCCCTGCATGCCACGCGCCAGTGTAATGGTACCCCCGTTAGACGTGGCGGCGGCGTTATTCCCGTCCGTTTCTACGGAACCGCTAAGGATAACGCTGCTGCCGTTGGACGCGATGAATGTGTAGCCGGAGTCGCCACGGTACCAGCAGTTATCAACGAACAGTCGCGCACTGGATACGTTAATAAAGTTAACACCAGTCTGCACGCCGAACATTTCTGTGTTGCTAATGTGCACGGCCACCTGTTGCGTCTGTCGCTGTACTGAAACTACGTTGACCCCATCGTCCTGACGGCAGTTAGACATAAATATAGAGTCAATACGTCCATCCACCCCAACGCCCCGATATGCGTAACCGTAGGTGCTGTCGTCGAAATGGTAGTTGCTGTTACTGATAACCAGGCTACCGATGTAACCACGGGTGTTTACTATCGCCGAGTTAGGGTCTTTAATAAACAGAGTGTTGCAGTTGGAAATATTCAGTTTTCCCACTGTCACCTGCGATGCATTTGCCCCGAGGTTAACTATGCTGTACGCCGTTCTCGGGGTTCCGTCTATAGTCATCGAGTGCACGATGGTCTGAGCGTTAGTGTCACCGGTAACCATAATAAGAGGCTGATTAGCGGCAGACTGAGACATTATGTTTGTAATGCTCAGGGTGTCAATTTCAACGGCATAAGTAACGCCCGCTGGCTGCGGCCCGTGGAGGCCGTCGATTACGATTGCCTGAGCACCCGGTCCTGGCGTAGCAAACACATCGCTTATAGCGAGGCGTTCTATTTTCATGCGCCCACGGCTCTGTGCATCACCCTTAGCATACAGTACGCAGTTGCCGGATTGGCCGTAGAGCTTAGACACACTTATGCTGCGGAAAGTGTTCATACCAGCGGTGCCGAGTGCCACAAGTGATGTCGCACGAGTGCCTTCGTCGTTATTAACGTTGCGAACGTAGATACCCTCTATATTGATGTTGGCGAAGTCTCCAGGTTCAGCAATGTCGTAATTTGGGTAATCACCATCTGTCAGGGCGCAGAAGTCATCACCGGTTACTCCGCTAAGATTCTTAATCCATGCGTTTTCTATCGGCGGCTGAAGGTGAATGCCATCGGAGATCGTGTTGAAGCGCAGGCCATCTGCGTGCAGGTTCTGAACTTTACAAATTAGCCAGCAGTATTTACGGGAGTTACGGAACATGAGCCCTCCGCCGATGCGAAGCGTCGTTACGTTTTTGAAGATAGCCCCCATAGCGTTAAGTCCGCTGAATGGCTTCTCAAGCCCGTCATAGTCGAGAGTGCCAGCACCCCATATTTCAATGATATCATCGGCGGTCCCGGCTCCACCGTCGGTCTCGTACGCATAGTTACGGAGCAGGTTGCCGTTGTAGGTGCTGGCCGCGCGAATGGTCACCCCAGGACCAATCCAAAGCCGAGTACCTGAGCGCAATATCCATGCACGATCCGTTAGATATGTACCCGGCTTCTCGAAACGAATATCCCCGCCCGCGGCAAACATAGCATCCAGACCGGAGCCAATGATGTTTGTGGTGCTTGGTTCAATACCATACATCTGAGGAGTGCGGTATTGAATGGCAGAGCCGACTGTACCAGCAGGATAGACAGAGCCAACCGAGACCCCGACCAGACCAGCGCCACTCACCGCTGCAAGCGCAGCCCGCAATGACGCATCCCCTACCCCAATCCACGCCCCAGGCGCAATACCGCCAGTGCTTGCCGGGGTTGAGTTAGCCGGAACAACTTTAGGGCCTGAAGCAAACGAACCAGTCCATTTGTAATACTCGCCGTCGGCTGTGTTCAGCAGCACCTCGTTCGGATTATTGATGGTCGCGCCAGTGGTGAATGTTTTACCTGTAAGAATTACGTAACCGTAGGCGGCCATTGCCTGCTGGGACAGATAGTTGATGCCATCAATGGTGTAGTGCTTCTGACCAAAGCGATCGATATAGGTCCAGCCCTGAGAGGTAACAAACTCGTCAATTTTCCCTGCGTTAAATTTCAGGTCGCGAGGTGATTCACTTGGTACTGCGTCTTGAGTTGGTTGCGTAGCCATATTGATTCCATTAAAAAACCCGGCACGATGACCGGGTTCGGTTGGTCGTGGACGGTTCTTATTGGTAGATAGCGTCGCTGTATTCCGCGACGGTCAGAGATACCGTGTTATCGGTGTTCGGTTTGATGCTGTTGACCGTCCATAGCTGACTGTCCAGTTCCTCCACTGTCGCAATGAGATAGCGCGACGGGAGCTGCACAGTGTCTCCGTTCCAGATGTTGAGCTGAATATCGGGTATTGCTGCGGTGAATCCGTACTTCGTGTCGCCACGCGCCGCCGCTGGATAGCGCAGCGTCGGGTTACCCAGGCTGTCTGTCACCAGCACATACATCGAACCGGTAAACGTGATCGGCTCGCTGGTATCAAAGTTATTACCGGCGCGCCCGGTGATGTAACCCTGTTGCTGGTTGCTGTCGTAGATGTCTGGCATCTGGATGACGCTACCCACCTGGATAATGCCGTCCTCAAACACCTTGGCGTTCATCTTCACGCGCGAGTAGATCAGGCGCTTGGTTTCGCGTAATGCTCGCTCCCGGGCCTGATACTCATTACGGAAGCCGACGATCTCCAGCTTGTTTGGGTTTTCCGCTTCCTGCTCAACGATGGCACCGTTCAGCACGCGGTAGTTGATGTACGTCTTGTTGTTCGTGGTCGGGTGAACGTAGGAAACCTGCACACCGTCATAACCACCAGGCAACGTGGCTTCGTACGTCATTTTGTACTCGTCCGTCTTCATGTTGGCCCGGTTGAATACGGCCGCCGGGTAGTCAACCTTCTGATCGCGGGTAAACGTCAGCACGCCGTCATCCCAGTACGCCACCACCGACGCCGCATTACAGATCGCCTGCACGCGGTCGCCAAGTGAGTCGTTCTCGTCGTCAAATGTGTAATCGAAGTAGCCCAGGCGCTCGTCAGGCAGACTTTCTGCGATAGAGTACAGCCCGTACAGGTCAATGCTGCTTACCGGCTGTTCGCCCATAATCAACCAGGTATGCGCCACCGCATCTGCGAACGACCGCGATGGCCTCAGCGTATAGTCAACCGTCTGCGTGTCGAGGTCGTACGTGATGGTATGACGCGTCACCAGGGCGTTATATTTGCGCTCACGGCTGCCCAGGGCATTCTCAGTCGCCCGAACTTTTACGCGCACCAGCGTGTCGGTCGGGTGAACGACGTTTGTCCTGATGTTGATGCTGTGGATCTCTTCGACCTTCAGCAGGGAAGCGTCGCCGGAGTTATCCGTGCGCTGGAAGCTGACCGCGTATTTCCCGAAGCCGCCGGTCGGAGTGATCTTGTCAGTGCGATAAAACACCTCACTCGTCGACTGGTGTGGCGTTGTCTGCCTGTATGTGAAGGTCTGTTGTGTGCCAGGAACTTGATTGTAGTCATCGTCAATTTTCCAGATGACAACCTTCCAGTTCGTTTCTTTCTTCCCGCCCAGGCTGGATTGCGTGTGCAGCCACAGCTGAGTTGACTCGACCGGGGAAAAGAACGGCCCAACCACCAGCGCCTCGTTATCGTTAAGGATGAACTTCGTGGTGTTGATCGTGGCATTCGCCGGGATGTCCTGCGGACCCTCCAGCTGGTTCATCGTAAACGTGTACCAGCGCACCGGGTTAACAACCGCGCCGTCGTTTGTTTCAACGGCGGAGATCAGCGTGCCGGAGAATGTCGCGTCAGTGGTTACGCTGCCTGATGCGGTGCTGTACGTAACGTTGATGGTGAAGGTAACCGCGTGCGGCAGCACCAGGCCCATGAAATAGTCGAACTCGGCTTGTTTCACGATTTTCATCGCTATCTGGCCGCCGGAATACGTTCCGCTGACCACCGAGGTAGCAGTGGCGCTCTCGACCGGGAAATCGCTGGCTTCGTTCTGCCCCGGAACCTCCTGCCCGTCAACGTCATCGAACCCGTATCCCTCGACGATCTGCGGGATAACTTCTCCTGGCTGGAAGAACTGGAATTCGGCACCAGCCAGAGAGCCCAGGCTCGATTCTGAGTAGCGCACAGACTCGTAATCGTATTTGCCGATCCCGATGCACATCCATTCAGTGACGTACTTCAGGCCGCCGTCTGTGGAAGTCTGGTGTACATATTCGAATACCGACTCCTGAATCAGATCCGGGTACGAACGGATCTGACCGTAGATGTCCGGCTTGGCCTTGTAAACTCGCGCGATATTTGTCTGACCGGTCAGGCTATTGTTGGGCGAGTCGACGGTATTACCGCCGTTGTTTGCTATAGCGGGCTTCGGCGCCAGGAAAGAAAATACCTGACCAACCACTTTAAAGATCGGGCTCAGGATGTCGCCGACAATGCCCTTTGGCTGGTCGAATATCTGGATGTGGTCCAGCTCGCTCAGCTCAAACGCCAGCTCATCATCGTCACCCAGCTTTACGCCATTGCGGACAATCAGCAGGTCACGGTGAAAGTTAGCGTCATTGGCCGCCAGCCAGTCATAAAAAAGGGTGCCGTTTGGCACCCTGCAACGCAGCTTAGGCGTTCCTGGAAAATTCGATATCTCAACCAGCGCCATATTCGAAAAACTCCACTTTGGTGAATGCCCGCTGAATGACCAGCAACGAGTCCATGCGCACGCTTCCGTTCTCTCCACGCGAGTGCAGCGCCTGCCGGTTCAGTACCAGGCCAACGTGCGCCGGTTGCGCGCCGCGGTACCCGACAAATATCCCCCCGTCGACCGGTTTATCGACCTTGCGCCAGAAAACGACGTCTCCCTGATAGCAGGTGAAGAAATCCTCCCCGGCTTCGTAACCCGGCGTCTGGTGTAGCTCAATGTCGAGCACATGTCGGTAATACAGCACAACCAGCCCCCAGCAATCAGTCTTTTCGAATGAGCAGGCGCGGTTAGACCACGGCACGCCGATCATCCTGCTGATAAAATCAGAGGTAGTCATGTGCCGTGCCTACCAGTTACATCGCCGCTTCTCACTTCAGCAATAATTCTCGCCTCACAAGCTGAAGGGAAGTCAGGAAACCAACCAAGATGAGCATTTGCCAATCTTGCGCGCCACTCATTCCTTCTCTTCAAGAAATCCACGCCAGTAACACCTGATGTATTACCAGTTAGTTTTCTTTTATTCCTTGAGTTGACAGCTCTGCTAACCGCCCTGAGGTTATCTATGTTGTTATTTTTTTTATCACCATCAATATGATCAATTTCATGACCGTTAGGTATTTCACCATGGTGCATCTCATAAATAATCCTATGAACAAGCAATTGCTTTCCATCAACGATTACAGAGAGATATCCTTGTGTAGTAGTCTTGTTTGGTGACCTTCCGTATCTGACCCCACTCCTTCTTATATTCCAATATATCTTTCCATCATCATATCTGAAAAGTTCATGCCAATTCATATAGAGACCTCAACCAGAAGATACAAATATATTTAATACGAGCAAGAGGAGTAGCGCGCCTAATAATTATACCACTTCATAAATATTGAAGCCCAGTATATTCGCGGGGGTCGTATAATTTCCCAATATTATTATTGAGCGGATTTGTGACGGACAGAGTGACCGATGCGGCATCAGCATCGATATCCACCGTCTTGACGTAAAGCTGCCACGACTTAATCGGCACCGACACATCGCCGCTGTCGAAGATCTGCCTGGTGGCCGTGATGGCCGTCAGACGGGCTGCACCCTTCCACTGCTTCATCAACGCTTTGATGTCAGACGACAGCCTCCCTAACTTCACCGTCGCGTCGATCACCGGCGTACCGCTCTGCTGGCTCTCTTCGATTTCAAATCGCGCCGGCGTGTACGCCTGTCCGCCGAGCGTCTTGGGGAAGAACTGCTTCTCGACAAGGCGAACGTAACCAAAGGATGGATGGTAGAACGTAATGGTGTCGTACAGTCCGCGCGTCGGGCGTTGCTGCTTATACTCCCTGAAGCTCGGCATTACGGCACCCTCGGTAGTGATTCCGGATCGCGCCCGTCCGGATAACCCGTGACAACGATATCCAGCCACGAATCCCACGGCGGCGGCAGTTCAACAATGATGTCGTCAAACTCGTCATCGGCGTTGTACAGGTGGTTGGCAATAACGGTTCCCGTCCAGGTCACCACTCCGCCAGAAATATTGGTCTGGACAGGGAAACCATCTTTCGTAAAGTGAAGCTCCTGAACTTGCAAGCCACTACCGCCAAGATTTATCGGCATTCTGAACCAATAAATACCGCCGTGAAGATAGTTGGGACTACGTAACCATTGCTGAAATGCTCGGTCTTCCGCCAAGGTGAAGATCCACGTCAGAGACCAGGTCACTTTCAGGTCGTCGGTAAGGTTCTGGAAGATAGCCGGGCCGACCGCTGGCTGATCGGTCTGGAACCCGGTATCAAGCGTCATGTTTTTGCTGGCCTTCTGCGCCAGCGGCAGCCAACCGGGGTAGTCGATAATCGGCATCTGAACTCCAGGCAATAAAAAACCCGCCGAAGCGGGTGTTAGTCTAATTCGTGAGGCCCTTTCTGGGAGTCATAAACGTTGATATTGAACTGCTCGATATCACCTCCGTTTGTGACAACCAGATATTCGTTCGCAGGAATAATACCTTTAATAGTGGTGCCTCCCGCTGTCTTCATTTCAAATTCTACAGCCCTGTTAATGCTAAAGTTAAGGGTCTGGCCTTTCTCAAGTGTTGCTACCGGGATTACTTCTGGAACGCCTTTATTATCGCTCATTAACTCTGTCCCCTTGGGGTTCGTTTGACGTTATGATTACTGGTAATTGCCTGGCTAATAGGCCCGCCATTATTCAAATCCGCCACAATCGTTTCGATGGTGACTGTACCGTCAGAATTAACCGCGCCCTGAGAGTCAACGGTTGCTGAAGTGTAATTCTGCACAATATTATTTATTATTATGCCGTTTCCACCCTGCATGTCTTTGTTGCTGATCACTCTACCGTTATCGCCAGGGATCATGTACTGCTTTCCGGTGCTGGCCCGGTAAATCTCCGGCATGCCACCTTCGCCGACCTGATACATGCTGCCAGCAGATACAGGTCCACCGTTCTTCCTTGCGCCAGCAACCGCCAGCGTCTTCGACAACCCTACGGTTGAAGCTATCCCGGCCATTGCGGGAACAGAGTTCGCACCGAATGATGCCAGACTCGCAAGGGCAGCTGCTGGAGCCCAGGCCGAAGCGAGAATCGCCGCCTGAGATGCTCCAGCAGCAGTAGCTGCTGCGCCCAATGTCTGACCGATAATGAAGTTTTTGAGAGCCTCAACTCCAACCTGGACTAGCGCATTTACCACGCTATTTAGCATCGTGTTACCGAGTGAGCGCATAGCATCCTGCGCTGACATCGTTCCGGTGATCAGCCCGGTTAACGCATTGGATGCATTACCTGAAAACGCATCCACCGCGCTTGTCAGCATTTCATAACCAAGACCTTGCTGGCTGAGCAATTGCCACTGAGCGGCTGTCATCTGCTCATTGAACTGGTTTTCCTGCGCAGTCTTTAAGGCAAGGTACTGGGCATCGGTAGCTGCTTTTGCAGCAACGAACTGATCGTAATTTATTTTCCCTTTTTGGTAACTTTGCTGGAGTATCGCCTGTTCCTGCTGCTGATATTGCTGCATCAGGGCTAACCTCTGGTTATTTTCGTTCACCAGTTGCTGTACCGGGTCAACTTCGGCTCGGGCAGAAGCTACCGGATTGACTGTGGCCTGGGCGTTAATCTTGGCGAGGTTATTCTGGTGCTCGAGCGCCATTTTCTCCGTGGCAGCGTTATACTCCTTGAGATCTATTTTCCCAGCGTTCAGTGCGGCCTTCAGATTTTGCATGGATTCGGCGTAGGATTTATTCTCCGCCTGCAAAGGCATTGCCTTAAGTGCTTCAGTTACCCCTCTGGCTGCCGCTGCTGCATCCCATGCTTTGGCGGCGTATTCTCCAGCCTCTTTAATCTGTGCTTGAGTTGCAGCGCTACCGAGTGACTGCTGAGCATTCAGAACAGCTTGCGCACGAGACAATTCACCCAAGCTTCCTGCGGAAAGTTGCGCCTTCTGTCTAAGCTCTTCCAGCTTTTCGTTAACGGTCTGCTGCGCCTTAGCATATTTTTCTGCTTCCTTTTCGGCCTGAGTTTTTTTCTTTTTGCCTGTACCAGCAACAGCCTTTATCTCGATCGGCTTTGTGTTAGCCGCGGTCTGCGATGCTTTGGAAACAGCGGCCAGGTCGCCAACCAGCATGGCGGCTTTATTACTCAGCCCGGCCAGCGCTTTGTTTTGTGCCTCCCAGCCATCAAGCCCAAGCCATGACCAGGTTCGCGCCCGGCGGGTAAACATCTCTGCTGTGCTGTTCAGTTCTGAAATCTGCGCATCCGCTGAGATTGCCTTACCCACCAGCCTGTCGAGAGCGGCCGTCATCGAGTCGATAACCGCAACCAGTCCTGTGCTTGCGCCTGTTGCCTGGTTAACAGAGTCAATCATCGACAGGAATGAGTTTGTCAGCGCGGTATTGGCTTGAGCCAGAGTGCGAGGAAGTTTTTCGAACTCTGCATTTACTGAGCCGGTTTGTTTCTGGATGGCATTAAGCGCATCTTCTGCTGTCAGCTTCCCGTCCAACATCAGTTGACGCAGTTCGCCGATACTTACGCCCATCCCGGCGGCGATCTGCCGCGCCAGTTCAGGCATTTGCTCAAGGATGGAGTTGAACTCCTCAGCCCGGACAGTGCCGGAGGAAATTGACTGGCCGAACTGACGAAGAGCATTAGCCATTTCCTCGGTGGATGATCCGCCGATGCGCCCGATTTTCTGAAGTGTTTCGGTAAGCTGGATGATCTGGCCGTTGGTCGCTCCAGTATCGCGCAACGCCGTGCTGAGAGTCTCCCACAGCTTTGCTGTATCCTGTAGCGAACCACCCGTTGCCGAACTGATGCGCATCAGACTCTGCATAGTCTGCGAGGCTGTAGCTGCACTACCAGTAAGTCTCTCTATACGAGCGTTGAGCTGGCTCATGTTGTCAGCAGCAACGAGGAATGCACGCCCCCAGTCAACAACTATCGATGCAGCTATGGCCCCGGCAACTTTGTTTATGCTGGTCTGGAGTTGGTCAAACTTACTGGCCGCTTTTGACGCTCCGCCACTCATCTTCTCAAGGCGCTCATTTACTTTGCGCTGGGCCTCAATCAGATTCGCAACATCCATCTGCACCTGATAGACGATATTGCCTACCTGTTCACTGTTGGCCATGCTTTTCTCCGGGCATAAAAAAACCCGCCGGAGCGGGTTTTAATGTTCAAGTGTTTATTACTTACATCTATTTGGAATGTCTTTTTCTGCAATCTCACCTTGCTTTGTGAGATCGTAAATTGTCGGATCGTCTATAGAAATCTGGCTTGCCTTTTCAACCACAGGGGCAATAAATACCAATGAGGCTTTATTATCACCTTTGGTCACTTCAGCCTTGCCGCATACGTTTCCAAATCTGGCGTACACTGTGTCTCTGTCGTCAGGGAAGAAATTAACTTCCTTTAATGAAACGACTTTTACGTCTTTTGGAAAGAAACCGCTTTCTGCTCTTTGTTTCACAGCATTGACAATTTCTGCATCAGTAGCCGCCATAACACAAGGTGCAGCGAGCAGCGTTCCCAATAAAATTAATGTACGCATCTTTCTATTCCCCATTGGTAAAAGTGGAAACATCCTAACCAGGAATAGCACAGTTGCAACGGAAAAGGTTGATTTATTGACTTCAAAAGCTGGTAGACCGAAGATCGGTTACTTCTGATTCTCCCTTGCCAGCCTGCGCTTACGTCGCGCAAAGTAGTCATCTGCCGCGCTATCGTACTCATCCCGCGTATACCCCTTCTGTTCAGGGTATTTAGCAACCAACATCATCTGGAACTCTGTCATAGTCAACTGCGCGGCCTCTTCTTTACTGATGTTAAAGTGATTTCTCGCAGCAATAATGTAATCCGACGCCCTGAATTCATTGGTAGGCTCGTTCGATTCGTGGCGCTGTAGCTTACGTAAGTTTCCCTTCCCGATAACGCCGTGCATCATCAAGCTTTGAGCGATAATGACCATTTCCTGAGGCGACATAATACCCTGCCGCCACATAAATCCGCGCTTCCGGCTTTTACTTGGCTTCATCCAGCCGATAAGATCCCCTACATCATCCTCACAGCATGCAGACAAAACCGCATGCGCAGCCATGATCGCCTTACGGCTTAGTATGCCGCTCTTGATGTAGTGAATTACATATTCAGGCAGGCTATCATATTCTGAATGAATGTAGGATTCGGCAGCCTTCTTGATGAGATTAGCGGCCTCATCATTATAAAGATCGTAAAACGTCTGAACGATTTCTACCGGATCGCCGATACTTGATATCGCGAGAAATGACGGGCGGAAAAAGTAGTCCTTATCCCCGACACTAATAAGGCATTCTCCAAACTCTTTAACTGGTGTCATCTATCCCCCCATAAGCAAAATCAAGGGCAGCGATCTACCCTTTGTTTTGCTTACACAGTGACAGTTACGGTGTGGGTTGCCGTGAATGCACCATCATCAGTGGTGACAGTAATCACTGCGGTTCCCGCCGTAGCCCCCGATGGGGCAGATACAGTTACGTTACTGCCTGAGAAAGCCACCGTAGCGCGAGCTGGCACGGACGAAGTGACAGTAAATACTTTATTGTCAGCATCTTCTGGGGAAATATTCACGGTGAATGTTGTACTTGAACCAGCCGCAATAGAACTGCTGGTTGGTGTAACCGTCACGCCTGTTACCGCGATATCGCCATCAGCTTCGGTGATCTGGAAAGTAGAACCATCTGCCAGCTTGAACTCAAAGCTGTAGGTGACAATTTCCTTTACGCCGCCACCATCACTGGCACCAGACGGCACCATGTAGCCGATGTGATAATAATCGCCCCAATGGAAACGCATCCACACGCCAGGCTGACGGCGGGCGCGTACCTCATCAACGATATACTTCACGAACTGCTGAACGCCGAATTCGTCGGTGCGGTCCTTAACACGTACCTCACCTTCAATCGAATAGGTTGGATCGAGGCTGGAGATCAGGTTTGAACTGAATCCGCCATTATCCGCATCAGACGTCAGCGCCTCAGGACTTAAATCCCACGTAGCCGAAGTTGGAAGACCCATTAACTTCCAGTCACCCTCCTCCGGCACCATGTCAGCGCATCCGTACGCCAGTTCCAGCGTCTTCGCGCGACCAATTAGTTGTTCGTTATTGGAGCAGCCTTGCATCGTTGCTTACCTCATTTCTGATAATAAAGAAGGCCGCTCAGAGCGACCTTGTGTGATGTTGATTTTTAGCTATCCGCCGAAGAGACAGGCAAATTGCAGGCGCCACACCATACGCCCTTCGGTAGTCATTACAGGTGATGGTATGCCGCCCATATTTGAGATTTGCCCCAGGCAGCGATTTGTCATCGGATTGGCTTTCACATATTCGATAATGGCTTCAACATCGGCCTCGGCTTTGGCCTTATCGCCCTTAGCCATTCCTGCAATAACGTCAACCAGAACGTAATAATCTGCTGCCATATCCCGGTCTATCGCCGTGCCGCCATTTGGGCGGAAGACAATGAACCGATCGGTTAGTTTTCCAGAATCTACCCAAGACAAAGACTGGATGATGTAGCCAGTAGTAAGCCCAGCATCAACGAGCACGTTGCGAACACGCTTATACATCGGAGTGGTCAAAGTGATAGTTCCTTCTTAATTACCGCGTCGATTTGCCTGCGGGTATCATCAAACCCTTTGGTTAAAAACTCCTTCCTTGCCGTCGCCCGGCGGAAGTTCTGAGGTACGCTTGGGTCATGGACGTATGCAGCATAGTTAGCCGAATAACCCACCCGGCCCGTCACGCGATTTCCATTTACAGTAATCTCGCGAAACTGGCTATTGATGAGGGTTGATGTATCGATCGGGGTATAGAGCGCCGCCTGAGATCCGCCGATAATCAAAGCTGATTGCATGGCTCTGACGACCTTTCTCCCCTGAATATCACCAACCAGAGCATTAAGGTTTTTCTTCGCCTGGCTGATGCCCTTCACTTTGATGCCCATGGCTACACTCCCGTAATTATCGCCCAGTCATCTTCCAGACCGTCGAGAGTGTCGTTCCAGCGCGTCACGTGACGGACCTCATCAGCACCTGCTACGACCGGATCCGGCTCAGCGCTCACACCAATCAGGATGTAATCTCCCTCATCAGCTAACGCATACGCAGTAAAGAAGGTGTTTTTTACGACAACCTCTTTACCGATGGAGCCGAGCTTTGCAGACAGGCCACCGATGTAGTCGCACATGATGGTTTCAGGCGGTTCGTATGGGTCGACAGGATCGCCCCACTCGTCATTACCGCCCGCGCCCTTACGCCATATCGTGCAAGGCTTGTTGTATGACCATGAAGCAGTAGACGACATCAGCCCTCCTTCCAGCGCAGCACTTTCGCGCCAGTCGCCCGGATGCGCGGGCAGTTGATGAACCACTCGCCATCCGATTTCACGTAGCCGGTAGTCTCCCGCCCGGTGTCGGTCATCACCCAGACGCGGGTGAACGAGCGCGGCAGTCCGTGCTTAACTGATTTGTATGTCATCAGCAGCCCCCGACCACCATGAACAGGCCTACACTATTACCGGCGCTGATCGGCAACTCATCGGTGCAGCCGCTGGTATCTAGCCGGGCCAGCGAGTCTCGCAGCCAGGTGATGCTGTCGTCACCGTACTCAAACGAGCGGGACGCGCCAGACGGCGCCCCCTGCGATTTGATGCGGCGCGCACCGGACGACGTAGCCATGAGCGCGGCGGCATACATCAGGATCAGCTTCGAGGTGCAGTCGTCATAACCAGCACCATCGAGGCACGGGATGATCTTGTTTACCACGCAGAGAATCGGATCCAGCAGCGCGCCCGGGATGGAGTAACCCAATTCACCGAGGAGCGCCTGCACGTCTGCCGCTGTGATTGGGTCAGCCATGGTTATTTCGCCTTTTTCGATTTAGCGGAGGTGTCAGCCTGCTCTGCGGTTTTATCGTCAGCGCTAGGCGTGGCAACTTCAAGCTCTTGCTCTTCGACTTCGCCCACCACCGATACGCGACCAGCGAAAGCCGGTGGAACGTCAATCGCAACAAACTCATGACCTACTGGCAGTTGCTGGAATACGCCGTTAATTGTTCCCCAGCAGCCAGTCTTCTCGACCTTTAACTTTTTCATGCTCTCTCCCGTAGAGAAGGGGCCGAAGCCCCTTAACCCTGTGCGTTGAACACTTTAGAGCGACCGTTGAAATCGCGCTTGATTTGAAGACCGACAGCACTCCAGACCAGAGTGTTGTAGTTGTCGAACGGATTCTGACGCGGGATCATGAAGGTACCCACTGGCGCGGCGATGCGCGTCTTGATGTACTGCGAATTGCGTACGTAGGCAATGAAGTGGTTACCGGTCAGCTTAAAGGTCTGGTTGAACGACTCGATGCGGCCGTAGCGCAGAATGTATTCCAGCACCGTGCCTTCTTTGAAGCCGGCAGCATCTGAATATGGTCGGTTCAGGTTGCGCATAATGTCAGGCGATGCCCATAGCTTAACCTTCTCCTGCACGTAGTTATCATCCAGAAGTTTGGCGAACGGGCCGGTGAAGAATGCCACTGATTCATCAGGAGTTGAGGTGGTCAGGTCAATATTCAGACCGGATGCACTCAGATCCACCTGGTTGGTGTTGGCGTGGTTGGTGATACCTGCGCCAACATAGCCTTTCACCTTCACTTTCGCATCGCCTGACAACATGTAGTCAGCCATGTCTTCACGGATAGCCGCAACGTGCGCTTCCTGATCGTCAGCCATCGCATCGAGGTTTTCCGACTGCATGCCGTTCCACTCACGCCATTCACGGCTGTAGCCGGTGTTGAAGATCGGGATTGGGTCACCAGCTTCGTCGTAGATGACTTTATCCAGTTCTTCCGGAACGTGGCCCGTCAGTGTGCGATGAACCTTACCAGCATCACTGGAAACGCGATACAGCGCCGCAGTTTTGCCGATAGAGATCGGCGTACCGAGACCGAGCAGATCATCCAGCAGGCCGTTGCCTTCGTCATTACGGAAGACTCGGGTGGTGATGTTGTCCACTTCACGCCAGTAGTCTTTGGAGATCAGCGCGGCCTGGTTAACTTCCAGCGCGCCGCCATACTGGGCGGAAATAGTGTTCTGGTTGATGTTGAAGGATTCACGCTGCATAAGCAGTTGATTCCATGCCTGCTTCACCTGGTTGTGCTCGGTGATCAGCTTTTTGTTGAATACGATCATGCTCATGCGGTTGCTTTCCCTGATTTGCGAACTTTCACGAGTTGAGCTTCAGCGCCAACGGTGATTTTTTCGCGTGAATAAAATAGGACCTGGTCGGTGGCTGGTGTGGTTGACTTGGCCAGCGTGCCGTCACCGGCAGAAACCAGTCCTTCATTTTCCAGCAGTACTTCCCCGGCTTTGACGCGCATGTGGTAGTCAACATCGTCTTCACACATGATCGCCGCGCCAGTATCACCAGCGGGAACCGCGTCTCGGATATCGCCGCCGCCGATATAGTTGTGCTGCATGGCAAGCGCCACACCAGGGCCGCCAGCAGTGGCGTGATAAATGAATTGCCCACTTGCATCAAGTTCAACAAGAGAGCCAGGGAGAATGGCGACTTTGCAGATCGCCTCAATTACCTGAGGGTCATTCTTACGGGCCGGGCCCGCGATTACGGTATGGAAACGAGGTGCGAGAGCCATTATTCAGGTGCCTCCATGTTAAGGATTTCACTCTGAGCGCCATTCCCCTGGAATGCAGGGTTCAGACCGGTGCTGGTCTGGCACTGTGAGTACAGGTCGTTCAGCGCGTCACCGGACAGGGAGTTAACCGCTGCTTCGGTCATGAACGAGAATTTCGCTTTAACCGCATCGCGCTTGGTCTTCAGTTCGCTTTCAGCGTTCGCCTGCAACTGAGTTTCCAGCTTGCTCAGCTTTTCGTTCAGCGGGGTGAGCGCCGCATTAACAGCCGCGGTGATCACATCAGAGTTAATCTGAGCCTGGTCAGGATCGCCGCCGCCATCATTCTTCAGCATCTGCTGGTTGTAGGCATCCCAGACCTGATCGTCGGTCAGCCCCTCGGTTTTAACGCCTGCGGCATTGAGCGCGGCGATCATCTTCTCTTTCATCGGGTTTGTTTCTCCGTTGGTTTTGACTTCGTACTCAGTTGGTTTGCGCACGACTTCTACTGGATCACCGACGAGTTCAGCCTTGCCATCGTCGTCAATGAGGTACTTTTGCTGGAGGTATTTGCCGTTTTCCTCGTAAATGAAGCGATCAGGCCAGACGGCTTCCGGCCAGAAGTAATATGTTTCAGGCTTACCCTCGCTCATCTTGTTTCGCAGCGCCGCGCAGATTTCATCGAATGAGTAATTCGAGGCGTTGCTCAAATAAAACTTAGTTTTGTTCCACCAGCCGTCTTTCATGCTGTTGGCGGCATCGATGAGGCTCGTCGTTTCAACATCGGCCTGCTGCCCGTCAGCGTTGACGAACATGCCGACACCTTCTTCAGGCGTCCCGGCGCCGGGCTCGTCGAGAAGGATAGCGATGTGGTCGAACTGCATGTTGTGAGCAACCCAGGAGTACTTCTTCTGCTTCGACTCTCCGGCCTTTTGCTCTTTGTTCAGCAGCAGACCGGTAGAGACATGAATCGGGTCGGCGTTATTGCCCGAAATCATGTCGTCCAGGCGCTGAATAAGGCGCTTACCGTCAGGCTTGGTATCTGCCACGGCCTTATTGACGTAAACGTCCATCACGACCTTGTCGTTGGCCTTGCTGACGTTCTGAGCCCATGCCCCGGCGTAGTAATCGTTGACCGCCTGCGGGTCGTTGGCGCTCACGTATTTGCCGTTCACCATCGGGTGGCCGATCGGCATTAACTTGCGCTCCATCGTCTGGTAGCTGTTGTTAATCTCCTCCGCCGGGTACAGCCCACCATTCATCACTATGTCATCGACGATCGGAACCGCACCACGAATGACGTAGTGTTCCTGGCCGTTGATGGTGGTCGTTGAGATGTTGGAGGCGTTGATGGCGAGGGATTTAACGTGGATGCTGGATAGCTTCACGTTGCGTCCTCTGATTTTCAGGCTGCTTTAGCCCATTGTTTACGTTCGGCTGCCAGCTTATCAGCCAGCCCTTCGTTGAAAATGCTGCCGTCGTCGTTTAGCAGCACTGGGATTTGGCTGCAATAGCAATGGTATTTGTTCCCGTCAACCGCATACCAGTCGCGCACCTCTTGCACGGTTCTGACTTTTCCATGCCAGAAAGCGTGCGTTGTCCTGGTGGTAGGTTTCAGCGCAGAAAGATGGAGAAGACCGGTATTTAGCCCCAGCCTCTCGGAAGCCCAGTCCGTTTCATTCCATTGAGCTTCACGCAGCGCGCCGACCTGCTCAGTCTGAGCGATGTTCTTTGCCTTCGACATCGACACATCGAGGCGCTTACTGATGACGCTGGCCGTTTCACGTGGGTTAACTCCGCGCGCCACCGCATCGGTGATGATGTTCGTCAGGTCTCCGCGGGCGGTGTCGCTGATGACCTTCCAGTCACTGAACGTTGTCAGCCTGGCCGCAGATATCTGGTTCAGGTAACCGGGGCTACTTAAAAGCTGCTGTAACGTCGTCTGGCTGGCGTACACCTGCGACTGCTGCGAGAGGTTATTGAATGCCTCCAGCGTGCCGCGCTGCGCCTCTGCGACGACGTAATCCATCGCCCACAGGTTTTGCTCGCCACCATCCAGCAGGTAATCGTCGAGAATCCCCCGCACCGCCTCAAGCAGGTCCGCCAGCTCCTGCGCCGACATGTCGTAGATGAACTTGCCAGCGTTGACCTGGTAGAGCCGCATGTCAGCGCCGTGGTCGTGGCACAGGAAGTGCCAGTTATGGCTATTTACCTCACGCTCTCGCCCGGTCAGGCGCTGGTCGAACAGAGCTTTCAGCGCTACCTTTATCGCGTAATACCTATCCTCAATGTCGCGCTCCATCCTGCTGACGGACTTGCGCGACATTGTGGGATCAACTTTCGACCGCGGTATCACCGGACTTTTCGGCTTCTGATTCTGGGTCGGCCAGTGGGTCAGGCTTTGGCTTGTTGCCATCTGGCGGCACCTCGTCATCAAGTTCAGGCAGAGCTTGCAGTTCGCCCGCCGCGCGTATCTCATTTTCTGTGATAGCTGAGCGGCCAAACGCGTTCGTCGACTTCACGGCCACGTCCGCGAGCTTGTCCATGTTGGCAATCTTCTCTGCCTGGCTCGGTGCCAGTAGATCGGACCATCCGACGGTGATTTCCTCGCCTGCCGCTGGAGGAATGAAGCCAAACTCCCAGAATCGGGTAACGATGTCCGTTATCAGGTCTGTCAGGAAGCCGGTTCGCCGGCTCATTCTGGTTTTGGCCCAGTCTTTCGCATCCTCGCTACTGGCCCGCTCGCCCGTCTGCATGCCGACCAGTACTTTGACAGGGATCGGCACGGTGGCGCAAAACTCATTCAGAATGGTTCGCCACGTTGGTTCTGGGTCCGCCGCTGCAACCGATAACACACTAACATCGCCCTCCTGCATCATCACAGCGCTATCAGAGCTATCGTTAAGGCGTCGCACCTGCCCATCAAGGGCTTCGGATAGCTGAGATTCTGAAACACCAAGAGCCTTAGCCAGTGCTGAGAAGTTTGTTTTGGCGCTGAAGTTGAAGTTGAGCTGGCGGCTGGCGTTTTTGAAGAAACCTTCAGCCGCACCGCCGGAGACCTTTTCGCTGTCCATGATTTTATGGAAGCCAGCAGCAAGCATTGATTCGCCAGAGTAGAGGCGTCCATCGTCTGACCCTTCAGCGAGGATAATTACGCGGTCAGGGTGGACGTTAATGATGCGTCCGGGCTGCCCGCCTGCCTGCTGTTGTACTGGGATTTCAGTAAACGAGTACATGGTGACGTCACCATAGTTCTCGCTGCTCTGGTCTTCGTTGTAAGTGACAGGCTCAATCTGTGCCTCCCACACCGGGATCAACTTAACTAACGCCTTTTCCTTCTGCCTGGCAGTAACTATCTTATCGACCGGTTTATCCCAGGTCCGGTTATCCTTTACCTGAATCAGCAGCGCAGAGTAGCGCCCCACTAGGTTGCGTTTGTCAGCGCCCTTTATCTGTTTCCAGCAACGCTTTAGCAGTTTGTTTACGCGCTTATCCCAGTCCGTTTGCTGGGTGGCATCCTTCGTCTGGTCACCTTCGTAGACATCCGGGAAGTCCTCCCAGCAGCCATCGACCATCCGGTTAACCGCAGCGTTAGCAATAGCATTGCGGCTGTAGGCTCGGAAAAAGTCGTCGAAGGTCAGATTCAGTGGATAGCCAAACTCCTGGTACAGTCGCTGGCGTTTCGTATTACTGGTGCCATTAAACAGAGCGTTAACGTAGCGCATACGATCACGATCGAGGCTGGCATTTGCGGCAAATTGTTTGTTCATTTCGCTTTCGTTCACGGTTTCCTCCGTCAGCGCGAGCGCACCAACATGCCGAGTGATTGTGGTTCTGATAGTTCGGTTAGTGCATAAACCGCAGCGTCGAGGCGGTCAGGTGATTTTTTCGCAGTGGATGGCACGTATTCCATGAACTGGTTTTCGACCTCGTACAGACTGCCGCGGTGAGCTACACGCCCCTGGGCGTACAGAGCAGATATCGGCTCTGCTCGGGCATACTTGCCTTTACTGGCATGCACACGGATAACGCGACCGGTAAACCCGGCGTTGCGGAGAGTGTCCTCTGCCATATCGCCGCCCTGGTTAGTTTCAATGACGATCGCATCAGCTTCATGCTGTACATAGGCATCGATAGCTTTCGTAGCCCAACCATTAGGCGAGTATTTGCCGCTGTAATCAGCATCAAGGCTGTATTGCCGCTCATCACCGCTGCCGTAAACACTGGCGACGGCAATGCCTGATTCGTCACTCTCTTCGCTGTTGGTGGCCTGCGGGTCGATTGCCACTACAGTACGGGCCAGCTCTTGGGTGATCCGCATCGCATGTGCGGCGCTGATCATTTCCTCGTTCCACAGCGCCCCATCCGAGTTGAAGCGTTTCGGGTTCTGCATGTACTGGGCTTCCGCGGTGCGCCGGTGAGAAAACAGCGATACGCGGTGCGATTCGTTGTGCTTAAACGGCCAAAGCCAACCATCAGGCAAGCCGTGGTCAATCGGGATAGCATGGGTGTTTTCCGGATAAATTTCTTCGTAGCTGCGACTGTTATCGATGAGAACAGGCAAGTTCAGGTGATGCCATTTCTCGCCGCTCCCGCCCCGCAGCAGATAGCCGCTTAGGTCGTGGTAGTGGATCCGCTGCATGATGACAATCATCGGCGTCGTCTCGATCGCCAGTCGTGATTTGATTGTTTCGTTAAAGCGGTTGTTAACGCCGTCGCGGACGATCTCTGAGTAAGCATCATCCGGTTTAACCGGGTCATCGATAATCAGCGCGCCCTGCCAGCCCGGCTCCATATGGCCGGCACGGAAGCCGGTAACCTGCCCCGCAGCTGATGAAGCGTAAACGCCGCCGCCATGTTCGGTCCACCACATCGCTTTGCTATCAGCGTCATCGCGCAGCGCCATCGGCCACATCGACTGGTAGGCCTGCGACTTAATCATGCCGCGCGCGGTTGAGGAGTTAAGCAGCGCCAGGTTATGCGAATAGGACAGGTGCATGAAACGGGCCCGGCAGTTCAGCGCCAGCCCTCGGCCCATCATGTTGATGGTAGCCAGCTCCGTTTTCGTGTACCCAGGTGGGACGTTGATGATCAGGCGCTGAATCTCACCATCAATAACGCGATCCAGTGTTTGCTGAATCACCTTGTGGTGGGGCGCGACAATCATCTTCCCGCCGGTTCGCTGCTTGAAGAAGTAGCGAGCGTAGTAAAGCCCGTCCTCTTCGCATTCAACCTTACGGGCAAATGCCCTTTGCTCAGCAGTCGTCATCCTCCATCATCTCCTGCCGTGCGGATTTGTATTCCTCTTTGCTCATGGTGATCGTCTGGATGGCACCACCATTCGGGCCGGAATGTTCAAACTTGTGCTTATTGGTGTAGGCATCGCCGCATTCCTTCGCCGCCTGCTCAATGATCTCTGCCGTAAGCGCGAGGTTCTTCATGCCCTCGGCGCGCGTTGCCATACGGTCGAGAACTCGAAGGCGGTACGCCTTGTTGGCGATCGGAATATCGGAGATTTCATTCTGGAAGCGTTCGCGGGTGGCATTGAACATGTCCACCCATTTCTGCGCCAGCCCCCTGCCGTTTGCTTTCGTCGGGTCGTGTGATTCGACCTGCTGCCGAGTGATGCTCAGGCCAAATTCTTTTTTGACCAGCTCTACCACCTGGGATGGAGTATCGAAGCAGGCAAGAGACTGAACGATGAAGGCTTTGACCTCACCTTTCAGTGTCGCCATGGATTACCTGCCTGTCATAATCAGTCATATTGTTAGGCCAGCTTTAGCATGCACGTCCCGCATGACCTGGCTATATCGATGTGAGCCACTTCTGCTGGCGCATTGGCCGCATCAACTAGCTCCTGTACTTCTTTGCTGGCACCGTATCGACGTACGACACCAGTGAATTCTTCGACGTCGTGGCCGCGCAGTGTAAGCACTGGCTGCCCGGTATCTTTGTTGAACTTAGGCGCGCCGAAATCATCGGTGGCCTGGGCGATGTGGTAAAGCTCATGCTCTACCAGCGCGCAGAACTCGAGGTCGCTGCATTGTGAGCAGTAGTCGGCCGCCAGCGTGATGATGAACTTCGGAATTCGACCGAACCATTCATGCATCTGCTGTTCCATTCTGGCTTTTTGCCAACCACCGGCGCGGAGCATTACCTGCTCTGCCTGACCGAGGACTAAGCGCCCTTTCTTAGCGAATGAGTCAGACGCCCACATGAAGCAGAGATCAGCCTCAAGCAGGTGTTCGTGGTCAGGGTTATGGATGATGCCGGTATCACTGAGGATTTGGCGGTTTATCCACTCATGGACTTCGTTGGCGGGGATCAGCCTGGTATATGGCTGCCAGTTGTCGGAGGCGATGAAGTTAACTGGCGGATATGGCCTGCGCTCGTCATCGTTAACCATGGGTTACTCCGTTGTTTGTTCGGTCTGCTCTTCCGGCACCGGCGTGAACTCCACTCGCTTCACATCAGCAGGAGCGAAGTACAGCCACTGTCCCGTCTCCGTCGCCAGCGGCACAAAGCCGTTTACCAGCTCAGGTTGACGGCGTGACATCTTGCCCGTGAAGGTTTCGCCTGTTTGGGTGGTAAGCGTGATTTGGTAGATGTCAGACATGATTACCTCGTTGTCTTGTCGCAGCTGTTGCCCTGCTTCTCAGAAGTGCTTAGCCACTTACGGCTTACCCGTCAGCAAGATGTGATCACCATCCTTGCGGGGTTACACATATCATTATCGAAGCCCCTCAGTGAAGAGCTTCTGTAATGCCTACAGCAGTGGACTGCACAGCGCGCCGGTGTTGCGAGGGTGTCGGCCAAAGACGTTAATCTTCTCTCGAACACTTTCGCTACACATTCGCTCTACGATTCGCCAATCAGCCTTTTCAGGCGCGGTTTTCACAGCGAATGCGGAAATGACTCGATCCACCACCCGGCGCAGTGAGAACGCCGCGCGACTGATGATGTCGCTGTTTAGCGAAAGGGACGCGATAAACGCCCAGCACCCTGAAAGGAAAGCGGAGATGCGCGGGTAAAACTTAGCCATGTATTACTCCTGTTTAACTGATACCTCGCGTTAATGCGAAGCTATGAGAATTTGCTACGGTTAAAGTCCAGAGGAGAGACTGTGTCAGAACCTCAGGGATGAGGATCTATTTCTCCTGGGTCTGCTTATCCCATTCCTCGCGGAACCTGGATGGGTTGTCGAAACCTTCACTGCACTGGTTGGTTTTCATCATTTAGCCCTTTCTCTATTTTGCGAATTGCTGCCCGATCGATGTTGCACTGCCCGACAATTCCGTAAAGCGTTGCGTTCATCGAAACGCTGTCACCGTATGTGGGATTGTCTGGCAGATCAGGCACATCAATGCGCGACGTCAGTTCCGCCGGAAGGCTCAGAACCGGCTGCTTTATCACCCGGTATTCCACGGGCGGATTCTGCTGCTGCGCGCAACCGCTCAACAGCGGCATCAGGAACAGGAGCAGCAGCGCACTTATCTGCCGCCAGGTAGCGCTTAATCTCGCTCTGTAGCATTCGGTTCTGCTTCGCCGATTCTGCCCTTTGCTCTGCGACCTCAGACATGACCACGTTTTGCCTGTTAACAGCGCCAGCAAGCTCTTTAACGCTCCCCGCCAGATCGTCATTTTTAGCCCTCAGGTCGTTGATCTGCACATCCTTGCTGTCGTTAAGCTGTGTCAGCCTGTCGTTCGTCGCCGTCAGCTGATGATTGCGGGCGTTCAGCCCCCACAGGCAGATAGCGACGAGAATGATGAACGCGCAAGGAATGAGAATGTGCGCATTGTTTTTGAAAATGCGGAATAAACTGATTAACCCGAACATAAAACCCCCTTAGCTTTAGTCAAGCGGGCTTTCCTGTCCTCCAGTCCGTTGGTACCACCGTTGATGATTCTGGTGATGCGGCTAACATCATCTGAGTCAGCGATAGCGTTAAGTCCGTGATTGCTCCACCAGGCAGCTGCGGATTCAGCAGCATATTGAGGCTGAGCAAGTAGTTCCGGGCTCTTCACGATATCAACGCCAAGCTGTTTGACCAGCGCGGCGTAATTCGCTTTCCCCGTAACCTGAATCAGTCCGCGCCCGCGGTAACGATATCCATCACCACTGTTGCGATCGCCGTTCCCGTTCCGGTTGGCGTAGATGATGCTGCCAATCATTTTCTGGTCGGCAGGGTGAGCATTCTGGCCTGAATCTACACGACCATATCTGAAAGCATCTTCCTGGCTGATTCGATTGCCGAACATTGCCAGCAATGCGCCGTAGCGGTAATTCAGGCTCTCTTCCACATGCACGAAGCCAGATGATTCATGCCCCACCTGCGCGAGGAAGTGCGCCTGCCTTAACGGTGTGCCTATGTCGTACTTCTGCATTGCAGCCAGCACGACTGGAAACCACTTGCCGGCCAGTGCCGAACTGGTGCCCGTTGCTTGCTGAAATTTACTGAGGGTCAGCATTTGCTTTGTCTCCCGGTTCATTCAGGCCAAGGCGACGGCGCGCATAGGCGAAAAGCGAATCCACCCCCACATACCCGACGCCAGCCGAGATCGGCCAGCAAAGCTCAGGGGGGAAATTCCAGTTGAAGATTGCCCATATAGCCGTAAGTGTCGGCTGTGCGAAGAAGCAAAGGATTCCGCACATCGTTGCGCCGGCGATCCGGTCTTTCCACTTTGATTTCGCGCCGCGCGAGGTAGCGAGTATCGACATGACAAAAGCCAGTACCGAATAGCCAGCTTCGTTTTTGTGGTTTACAAGCCACGCAAGCATCACCGCCCAGGTATCTGGTCTGTCTTGCATAGTGGTTTTCTTCATGTTCGCACCTGCTTGGTGCTGGTTGATTAGGTCAGGCCCTCGGGACGATTTAACAAGTAGGCATGTCGATGATGGTTCCCGGAGCCTGAAATAAAAAAACCCGGCGACAGGCAGGGAAGATGAGGGCAAGTTAATGTCGGCTCTCTGGCCGAAGGGTCCCAGGTAGTGGGTTCTGTGTGCGGCGTACCGCAAATAAAAAAGCCCAAGGCGTTAACCTCGGGCTTGAATTTTTTTTGCTTCGGAACGACTGAACGGATTCCCAGCGTTAGAGATGAATCTATCCAGTTTTTCCGCGAAATGCAATATCTATTTCCTATATATTTTCAATATTAGGGAAAATTATTTTCATCTCGTTACTTTTGAGAGAATAGAGTCAGCCATAGACTCCTGTTTATGGCATTCGGCGACCAGCTCCTCAAATAGCGGCTGAATTTGGTCATAGGCCGCCGTTTTCTTTATCTCCGCTACAGTATTAATGCCCTCAATTACCGTTGAGAACTTCAGTCTGGCGTAACCCCTACCTCCGCAGCGGTCACAGGTCTTCATCACGGGGACGCCCTGCCGATCGCTTTCTGCCTTGTCCAGCACCTTACCTTTGCCATGGCAGCGACACGAATTGCTGATAACGCCTTTTCCGTTACACGGCTTGCATTTAACTCGCACCACCTCACGCGCCTGTGTCCAGCTCTCCCAGTCGCTTGGGCGAACGGCACGCGACATTTTCGACCAGTAAGGCGGTTTCCCCCATGGGTATGAGACCTTGTTGGTAAACACTTGCGCCTCTGTAAATCCGCCACCATCACAGCAATCACATTTTCGAGTGCTGGCAGCACTTCTTGAATAATCCTGGTATGCAAAAGCGCAGAGAACCTTAAGCACGCCTGACCGAGCTGATTCATCGAGTTCAGACAGTGCTCTGAATTTACCTGATAACTTACGTGCCTGCTCATAGAGTCTCTCCAGTGCTATATCTGGGCTGCTAATGCCGATTTTCGAGAGGTAAAGATCGAAGCCAAATCCGCACTTGTGACCAGCAAGGCCAAGCGCCGCCATAACGTCAGTGCCGGTTAGGCTGTCTGATGCTGTTGCGCGAGGAGAGTCACTGAACATCGGTGATTTAGGCGCAAAGTATTTAGCGATTGATTCGAGGTTCATTATGCTGCTTCCTTCTGTGGCTGGTTGGTTTTGGTCTGGCTGTGCTTTGCTACTGGTGGCAGGCTGGCACGCTTAACGCTTTCGGCTTGGTACCTCAGGAAATCGGCGTGGTTCATGCGGCCTCCTGCTGTTTCAGTGCACGAAGGTCTGCCCGTGCCTTTGCGCGTATGCCGTCCAGTTCTTCACGGGTGTATCGGTGGGTTTCGTTGTTGGATTCCAGCGCCAGCACGCGTTCTTCGCCTATCAGATCGACCAGCGCGGCACGGTACGCCTCGATGTTCCCGGATTTGTGAACGTTGCATGCGGAGCACTGGAGCCAGATATTGTCCGGGTTAAAGCGAAGCTGTGGTGCGGCGGCCGTGGTGCGGTAATGCCCGGCATGCCAGGCAAAAGCGGTCTTGGTTCCGCAGGAGATACAGCCGTGCCCGGCGGCCAGCAGCATTTCGCGCCGCCAGTCGTTGAAGGCGCGCTGAGTCATCTGCACCCAGTGACGGATCGGCTTCAGCTCATTGCGACGTGCAGCGCGCCGTTGGCGTCCTGCCTTCTCGGCCTCTTTCTGCTCCTTAATGCGCTTCGCCGCGGCTTTCACCTTCTCCTTTTCGCGCTCTTCCATCGCGAGGATTGCGCCGTGCTCCGGGCTGCACCAGCGGATCCGGATGTCGTGGAATTTCGGCGCGAAGTATTCACCGCATACTTTGCACTTACGGCGGGATGGTTTACGCATGGTTCCTCCTCGCCGCGAGACGCAGCCATTTCTGATCCACCAGGCGGGCGGTGTAGCCCTTCAGTGTCGGGATTTCGGACGGCTTAACCGCGGGCTTACGCTGGCGGCGCGCCGGAACGTTGTAGATGTGATTTGTGATGACGCGTGCGAGAGGACTAGCCACGGGAAGCCCTCCACTCTTGCGCCCAGGCGATGCGCTTACTGGATGCTTCGGAGAACTTCACGCCGCGGTCGGTGCCGAACCAGTAAATCGCCTCAATGACGTCGACCATGTAGCGCTTGCTGGATTTGGATGTGCGGACGCCGAAATAAACGCGGCCGCCGTTGATGCCCGGCGCGGATTTCTGCTCCTGGTCCTGAGTCTGATTCACCAGAACGGTGATGAGGTCCTTCCATTCCTCGCGGGTCAGCTTTTCGCCGTGCCAGACAACCTGGTCAGACAGGTCCTTCAGCAGCGGCCACATAAGACGGTTTTGCTTATCGGTTCGCGTCTCTTCCCGGGCCTCGACCACCATCGGCGCGCGAGGGTTTACCGGCAGGGTGCGAATGTACGCAATGAGGTTCTCTTTAACGGTGTCGTTAACGATGCAGTAGTGCTGTTTCATGCGCCACCTCCGACAGGTAACGCAGAACGCAGAAAATCGCAGGTGCATTTCTGCATCTGTGACAAGCTGAGGAGTTCAGATTGTGGTCGCATTTAAGTCCCCTTAAATGCGCAGAAGTCACAATCGGGTGTTCAGACCGACTGCGACTTAATTATAACATCAATTTGAAAAATGATTATCAAGAATCACTCTAACTTCGGCGCTGCTTCAATCATCCGGCGATACACATCGTAGGTTCCGAATTGTTCATCACCAGCCTCAAGCATTTCATGGGTGGGTTCTTCTGGCACCAGCACCCAACCATCCGCAATCACCGGAGAGTTGCCAGCCTCATAAGCAACGCGCAACCAGTGAAAAAACACCTCCGTCATCACGCATCCACATTCAACGTCAATAGTTCCTGTCTGCTGCGAAAGCCACTGATCGAATGGCAACTTGTAATCCGTAGTTACAGGTTCGGCACCCTGAAGCATGGCGGCGCGATAGGCGTTCCAGCCGACAGCTTTTCCGTGTTCAAACGCGCTGTCAAAGTCATCATCCATTTCCATCGCAGCGGGCACAGATACCGGCGCTGGCGGGGCGGCGCAATCACATGGAACGCTTATTGGCTCGCCCCAGGGTTGCGTACCGCCACTATCAGCCATGCCTGTGTCGTTGCATTTAGGGCATGGTCTGCCCTCAAGCGCATTCAGTAACGTACGGATCTCATGTTGTTGTGCTGCTATCATGGAATCTTTGGCTTCCAACTCATCTAGCAGTGCCAGCACGGTGGACGGGGTTAGAGCCTCATTGAATTCATCGCGATCATAACCCCAACTATCGGATTCCGCCCTCTCCGCCGCTTCACGTAATGCGCGTTTGTCCATGTTGCTCATTGTGCGGCCCCTTCAAATTGGTAAGAAATTTTAATTCCCAGCTTTTTAGCCATGGCATGCTCAGCGACGGCACCATCCGACTCTTGCCACCCATGCAGCATGTGAATGGCGTCTGCGCAGCGAAGCATCGCCAGGCAGATGTCCATATACTCACGCTGAGATAAACCATCCGGGAGCGTGGCCGGATTTAATGCCACATGACCACCTGATAACATCTGCTGTGCTACTGCGTTAAACATAGGACGGTTGTAGTTTTCGTAACCCGTCATTGGTCCTGCGATGTAAATTTTCATACCCCTGCCCTCCCATACTTGTCTGATAACTCGCCCATTTGCCTGTGGATTTCCGCAAGGTCACACCCTGCGCAGCCCAGAGCTTCAGCAATGAGCTCTTCCTGCTCTTGGGATGGCCCGGCCTGCAAAATTTGATTGAGCCTCCTGCGCGATACGCCGCAGTGCTTGGCGATGCTGATAAGCGTTACGCCGTTATCTTTCGCCATGGTCTTAACCATCCAGAGGTAATCACTCCGTTCGCTCATGCTGCTTCCTCGCTAAATTCGATAACGTCTTCTGCCGTGATATCCAGTTCGCGCACCTCGCGCCCCAGCGCCTTCTCCATCCGCTCTACGCATCCACGAATGCGGGTCATCTGCACTTCCGGGAACTGGCTGCGGCTCATTTCAGTGAGAGTGTTGAACAGGTTGCGGTTCTTAGCTTGGCGGGCTTTAACCTTTGCGCAGGCCCGGAGAGATTCGCCGATCTTGCGACCGTCAGCACGGGCTGCTGCGCGGCAGAGTTCAAGTATCAGAAGCGTTTCAGGGAACTCACGGTACTGTGAGTTCATGATGATTTGCATTGCCGTTGAGTCGTTAGCACTCGTAATCATGGTCAATCTCCTGCTGCTCGCTATGGTGGAATGCAACCGGATCCAGTCCTGAGTAGCGGCTGCTGAAGTGGTAGGTTTTCTCTGCTCCCGGGGCGTGTCGGGATTTAACGCAGATGATTTCGGTTATGCCTTTCAGTTCGGTGTTCGGGTTGTATTTCTCATCCCGGTAGATCATGAAAATCACATCGGCTTCCTGCTCGATAACACCGGACTCGCGGAGGTCAGCTGCGACCGGGCGCTTATTAGCACGTTCTTCGACCTTACGGTTAAGCTGAGCCAGTGCGATGACCGGGCAACGCAATTCTTTAGCCAGGTTCTTCAGGCCCGTAGCGATCTCCCCTACGCTGCGGTTCATGTTCTCAGGGTCAGACATGCGCATCTTCTGGAGGTAATCGACAATGACCACACCAAGTCCACCCAGTTTCTTGCTCATTCGCCTGGCTTCCGCTCGCACCTGATGAACGCTGAGGGATGGCTTGTCGTTGATATAGATCGGGGCTTCGATGAAATCCTTCATGCAGTGGCCGACCTTTCCCCAGGCCCCGTCCATCACGCCGCTTTGCTTGCTGAGTAAATCCTCTTTGCTCACCCTGGCCCGGTGGAACGCGACACGCTCAGAGATTTGTTCCACTGGCATCTCGAGACTGAAGAACAGCACCGGCTTTTTGTTTTTCAGGCCGACTGTCTCGGTCACTGTGGTGCTAAACATGGTTTTCCCCATGCCAGGGCGTCCGCCAACGACGATAAAATCCGTATTGTTGAATCCTCCGAAAGCGCTATCGATGGTCGACATACCCAGCTCTGTTTTGTATTTCCAGATGTCGCCATTGATGATCGCCTGGATGGTTTCCAGCGACATATCGATACCAGTGGTGATGTGTTCAGTTCCGTAGTCAGCGCTGTGCTCAATTCCAGAGATGTCGGCCTGAATGTTGCCGATGATGTCTGCGATACCCTCGGTAGTTGGTTCGGACAGCTTCTGGATCCCAACCTGTAACGCCAGGGTCATACGGCGACCAAGGTACATTTCCCGAAGCTTTTCGCAGTAGGCTGCCAGGTTTGCGAAAGACGGAGTGTTTTTGCTGCATTCAGCCAGGTAAGCGAAACCACCCGCACTCTCAAGCACCCCGAGCTGCTCAAGATCGCTGGTCAGCGTAAGCAGGTCTATCTTCGAACCGGATTCGTTGAGTCGCTTATAGGAACGCAGAGCCACTTTATGGGGCGTTGCTGTGAAGTGGTCCTCAGTCAGGCCCTCAATCGCATCGGTAGCCATGTCCACGCCATCTGCGCGCCCTGCTGCAAGCATGATTCCGCCGATGACGGCCTGTTCAACGTACAAATCGATAAAACGGCTCATGCTTTCACTCCCTTGCGCTCACGGTGCTCGTTGATGGCCTGCTCGTAGACAGATCCCCAGTTCTTCGGATTCAGTATCCAGTCGAGAGTCAGCCATGGCTGATCGCCTCGGGTGCCGAACAGGGAAGACTTGCTAATCAGCTCGAAGGCCATTCCCATGTGCTTCAGTTCTCGCCAGTTGCCCTGGGTGGTTTTGCCGTTCCACACAGCTTCCAGGTCTCGATAGGCCGGACGGCGGCGGTTCCACTCATGCAGCGAAACGGCCTTCGAAGGGAATTTTTCATTCCAGAGCTTGATGATCTCTTCGTGCGGACAGGCTTTCGGGTTGCTGCCATGACCATCTGCCCATATCAGGGCGTCTGACAGGTATCCATCAAAGCGGGTCATACGGCACAGGTTCTCTGGCTTGAAGCTGTGACCCCAGTTCACATGGGCCCAGCGGATAACGAGTTTCAGCTCTTCAGCGGTGTAGCACTGGTCTTTGCTCTTCACGGTGGTAAGCGCTTTTTCGAAAGGCGCTAAGGCAGCGCAGCGGCTTCCAGTAAGCTCGTTGAAGTAATCCATCACATCCTGAGCGAGCGATTTTTCCCCCTGGGGGGATTTAGGGGGATCTTTTCTTTCTTTCTTTTGAATAGTGTCTTTTGTGTCCCCCTGTTTTGAGGGATACGACTCCCTCATTTTGAGGGATGCTTTCTCCCTCGTTTTAGGGGATTTCCACTCATTTTGAGGGATGCACCATTCTGAGATGTTTTTATTTGGTCCGAACATGCCGCCTTGTTGCTTGATAACGTTCATTCTGACGAGTTCTAACTTGGCTTCATTGCACCGCTTGACTGGCAACTTTGTTATCTCGCTAAGTTGCGAATCGCTTATTCTGTCCATTGGCTTATTCCAACCGTAGGTTTTGCGCAGAATGGCAAGCAGCACTTTAAAATGTCGCTTTGTCAGATCGGCGCCTGAATACGCCTCAAGAAGCATATTTGATAGTCTGGCGTAACCATCATCGAGATCTGCCACCTGACGCTCCACGGCCGCCAGAATCGGCCTGATTGGTGTTACTGTTGCAGGGCTACTCATGACCGTTCTCCTTCCGCTTTAGTTCTTCGATGATGGCTCTCAGCTTTACACCAACAGCCGGGTTACAGGATTTGATGAACCGGTCACGAGCAATATTTTTGTGTACTGCCGCCTGGTACAACCGAGGTTTTTTTGGCATAATTACTCCTGAAATTAGTGTTGTTGACGTGACACAGTTTCTTAAGCCCCGAACGAGTTACCGCTCGCTTGGGGTTTTTCTTTTGTGAGAATCTCAGCTACCTGCTTTGCCAGCCGCGCCATATCGTCATCTACGACGCCCCACTCCAGAACCGCCAGTAACATCGACAGCTTCGGCAGCATACTTTCCTTCCAGCGGGTGATACCCGACTTATCCATCCCCAATGCCTTTGCAACGTTAGAGGCACCGCGAATAGCAATCTGATTCAGGATCCAGGACTCAATTTTTCGAGCCTGGGCTTTGTTTCGGGTAGTTGTGTTTTCCATTAGTTAAAATCCTTAATAAGTTGTTGAGTCGGCTGACGAATCAGCCGAGTAAATTTGGGTTCCATGTTGTTAAAGAGCGGTAGTACTTACGGGGTTTTGCTGTGCGGGAAAGGCTTGATTTCTTCAGCCTTGATTTTCCCGTCGGGCAGTCGGTTGATAAAAATCTGACGCCCAACCCTAATTGCCTTGCTGATTGCCGTCTGGTGTACACCGATAGCGTCAGCTGCTTTGGCCTGACCTACCTCGCCAACAAACTCAGCTAAAGAAATCTTCATGTGGTTGCTCCTTTGAGTGCATAACCAAACAATACCAGAAGTATTACATAAAGCAATACCTGCGGTATTTTTAAAATATGAGCTTTGGTATTAATATCTGATAATGGAAAAGAAAAAGATTCTCACCCCCGCTCAAGTGGCTGATTCACAGCGTTTAAAAGCCCTTTACGAAGCGAAGAAAAAAGAACTGGGTATTACTCAGCAATCCATTGCGGACGCGCTGGACATTTCTCAGGGTGCCGTCGGCCATTACCTCAATGGAAGGAATGCCTTAAATACAGCGGTAGCATCGGTCTTTGCCAGGCTTCTTGGGGTTAGTGTCTCTGATTTCAGCCCGTCACTTGCGAAGGATATCTCTGATATGAGCTCGGTGGCGTCGGAAAATACTTCTTTCGCAGGGCATTATTCACCTGGCTCAAAATATCCGGTGATTAGCAAAGTTCAGGCGGGCGCATGGTGCGAAGCTGTTGAGCCGTACACCCTTAAAGATATCGACCTTTGGCTTGAATCAGATGCTCACATTCAGGGGGAGGCGTTCTGGTTGCTCGTTGAGGGCGAGTCAATGACAGCCCCTACTGGCTTGAGCATACCTGAAGGAACCTATGTACTTTTCGACACCGGTAGAGATGCGGTAAATGGCAGTCTGGTTATAGCTAAGCTATCCGATTCGAACGAGGCGACCTTTAAGAAACTGGTGATCGATGGTGCACAGAAGTATCTGAAGGGCCTCAACCCGCAATGGCCACTCGTGCCTATTAATGGTAACTGCCGTATCATTGGTGTAGCTGTAGAGACGAAGCTGCGGCTGGTCTGATCGGCAAGATGTTCTGGTCGGCATAGTTGGTAGGTATCCAATTTTTTTAATCACTACTTTAATTTGCAAGGTCATGCTAAATGGTTGACATGAAAGAGGTTATTGAGGTTTCAAGTCTGGATGACATTGAATCTTTGTTCGCAAGATTAGATGGTGGCGAAGAGATACCTATCGAAAGGATCAAGTTCGACCTCTTCAACAGTGTGAATTTTAAGATTTATGGTGACCCATCTCGCTACAACGGAACGCTTCCCTCTGCTCTCGCTCAGGGTTTATGCGAATTCCAAACTGAAATTTATAAAGTTTTCACACTAATAAAATATAAAACTGACAACCTTCAAAGGTTAACCGGTAAAGATAAAGAAGAAGCAGAGATCATCTTTACCATTGATGAAGGCTGTACTGATATACTTGCTGCATTAACTGATCTTTTTGAAGCATTCGGTAAAGCATTTGAGAAGGTAACGCACGGCATGAGCCCTGGCCAAAAAACATTATGTCTCTTGTTTGCTGTCACCGTTATAGGCGGTGCGTGGGTTGGCACGTCATACTTAGAGAAAAAAGCCGAAGTAGAAGTGAAGCAAGAAGAAACCAAGCTTGAAGAAGTCAAGATTAAATCAGAAAACGAGCGCATGACTATCCTGAGGGACGGAATGCTTGAGGCGATTAGAGCTAAAGCAGGCGTGGATGCCGTAGAGCGCGCCGAAGGGATTCAGGAGCATACTGCAAAAGCGTATACAGGGATATTAAAAGGCGCATCTGATGCTGACAAAATTGTCATATCAGGCGCAAGCACCGTTGAACTGTCTAACAAAGAAATCCACGAGCTAATCAAGAATCCTATCGAAAAAGCAAAAACCGAAGAACACAACCTTGAGTTAGTAATCGATGGAATTAAACGTTCAGCCGATAAAATTACAATTAGCTGCCGCGAGCCTACAGGGGAGTCCACATTTCCTGTCTCTGTTGACACTTCCTTTATCGACGATAAAGACGAGATAGCCTTGCTTTTTGATGCAATGAAAGACAATAAGACCGTGAAGATTTTAGGCAGCTATAAAGTTAGAGCTGGCGTGATTGAACAAGGTAATGCCTCGTCAATATCTGCCCCATGAGAATAACCCGGCCACCGCGCCGGGTTTTTTATTGCCCACCCATAAAGCTATCCGCCATTCTGCCGATAACTATTCAGCCTGAAGCTGATAACAATAACTATCGCAACACTACCTGCCCGCCCGTGCGGGCTTTTTTATTGCCCTTTCCGCACTATCTCAGCTGCATCCCTGTTCACACCCTTCCCTATCACGTTTCCTGTTTCCTTCCGGTACTGCTTCAGCTTGTCGATGATGTTTTGCTGGGTCATGGGTAAATCAGCCAGTGACAATTCCATCACCGCCCGCCCCATCGCCTGAATTTTCATGCTTATACGCTCTTCATCCAGAACCATGCACATCCCTCCTGCTGTTTTTTTAAGCGTAGCACTGGTATTTACAAAAATAAAATCACATCAAATTCATACTCTTAGTATTAATCAAAGATTTATTAATACTGGCGGTATTGCTATATATTAATACCGCTAGTATTGTTAAGCCATCGAAACGAAACATCGACAGCTGAGCGAAGTTAGCCAGCGGCGAATTGGAGATTCGACCAGGCGAACGGCGCACCACTACCGATTCGTCATGCTCTTTAACAATATGCAAAGTCGGAACAGTACTCGGTAATCCTGTTTAGACCCCAACGCGAAAAATGCGGCGTATCACCGGCGGCGAACCGGTCGGTGAGAAGGCTACCCCCTCGCGAGAGCGATAAAGGCGTGGGAACGGGCAACACTGGCGGGATGAGAGGTACGAAGCGCAAAGAGATTTATTCCAGTCCATTTGAAGCTGAGTGGGCTGTGCTGAATCACAAGAGGATTTTTTATGACTCAGACATACATTCCGGCGTGTTTAAGGGACCTCCCTAAGAAACGACAGAAGCCACGCAAACAGGCGATTAAAGAAGCGCAAGTTGAGGTCCTGAATAAGGCAATAGCATCGCTCAAAGACGATATGCGTGCGTACAAAACAGAAGAGCATCGACGAGGGTATTACCTGGCAATCAGCATACTCTCACAGATTCGCGATGAGCTGTAGCTCATGAATTTATAGTTGACTGATAAAGCATTTCTCCCGCATCAGCGGGTAACGACAGAGGGTAAGGCAATGGAGTTTAAGAAAGGAGATGTTGTTACGTGGTCAAGCCAGGCCGCTGGCAGCTGGAAGACGAAAACTGGTGTGATTACGGAAGTGTGGGAATGCAAAAAACAAACGCGTTACACCGTAAAAGTTGATCCGAAGGAAGGATCAGCGGCGAAACCAAAGTTTTACTACCCACGAACATCAGCACTACAGAAGGTGTCATGACCCGCTCCGGCGGGTTTTTTATCGGCCATACATAGGCAGATTTTCGAGTCTGCCCATTTATGACAACCGGCGGCCATCCACCGCCCATTAGCGCAGAAGTCATGTATTAACCGTTCCGTTCGCCGCGATAAGGCCAAGAGGATTTATGAGCAATAAAACTGGAGGGCGCGCTTTCCCGTGTAATTCTATCGTGGAGCGCGACGAAGTTGGTCACTTACATGGTTTCGAAGTCAGCTCTGGCGGCATGACGCTGCGCGATTACTTCGCAGCTAAGGCTATGCAGGGTCGATTAGCGAATCCTGACTGGTTGTGTAGCGATGACCGCACAGCAACCGAAGCGTACCAGATAGCTGACGCAATGCTTCGCGCCCGGGAGGCATCATGACAGTCACTCACAACGGCAAGCAGTACACCGCCAAAAAGCTCAACGATAACGAGTGGCAACTGACGTCGCTATCGGCACCGCGGGAAAAACTGGTGCTGAACCGCTGGCAGATGCATATCGCTGGCCTCCTGGAACAGGTTGAGGTGAAGGTATGATCAATCACTACGGCACCACCCCGCTCATACGCCAGTGCGTCACGCCCGGCATGATGGCAATGCATGAAGGCCGCACCTATCGCGTCTCAGCAGTCATTCAGGAGCGTAAATGGGTCTACCTGCACACTGATGCAGAAATCATACGCCTCAGTGACTGCGTGATTGACGTTCTTCTGGACGGTCACGGCAACCCTATCCAGCACTAATCACCCTATTCAACCGATCGGCCTGGCTCAATGCGGGCGGGATCTGCACATCCAAATTTCAGGAGTTCAGCCATGAACGCGTATCTCACTTACGACCGCATCGAAGAACGGCGCTGGGTTGAGCAACAGCTCGACGACGAGAAGGAGAAGTGGATCGACGACCGGGCGCAGCAAATTATCGACATGATGCCAAAAGAGCCGTCCGGCCTCTTCCACTTCTCAGTCCCGATTGACTTCAGCCCATACGAAGGACTTCGCAGCGATAAAGCTGGCGAGGCCTACAACGATTTCATTTCGGCAGTTGCTTACGCCCAGGCGGAATACGACTGGGAACACCGTACCGGCTGCCCGTTTTAATTTTTGAGGGATTTAACAATGAGTACTGCACTTTCCACCATGGCCGGGAAACTGGCCGCACGCCTCGGCATGGATGCCGGTACAGACCTGATGAATACGCTGAAGAATACAGCGTTCAAAGGTGGCAACGTCACGGACGAGCAGTTTACAGCCCTGTTGATCGTCGCCAACCAGTACGGCCTGAACCCATGGACAAAAGAGATTTATGCCTTCCCAGATAAAGGAGGGATTGTCCCGGTCGTCGGCGTTGATGGATGGGCTCGCATTATCAACGAACATCCTCAGTTTGACGGTATGGAGTTCTCTTACGACAAAGAGGAAGGCGCGTGCACCTGCAAGATTTACCGCAAAGACCGCAAGCACCCGACAATCGTCACCGAGTATATGGGCGAGTGCAAACGCAACACTCAGCCATGGCAGTCCCACCCTACACGCATGCTTCGCCACAAGACGCTGATTCAGTGCGCGCGTCTGGCCTTTGGTTTCGCTGGCATCTTCGACCAGGACGAGGCCGAGCGAGTGATTGAAGGAACAACGGCAGAGGTTCATGCAGGCCATGAATCAGATAGCCGTCGTCCGGACCTGATCGCAAAAGGCGAGTCTGCCGCGCGCCTTGGAACCGTTAAGTATCAAGAGTTCTGGGTGGCGCTGAGCGCTGAAGAGAAGCAGGTAATTGGAGCAGTTGAGAAGCGACGCATGTATGACATGAGTCTTGCTGTCGACAACGCCGAGCCTGTCAATGTCGCAGATGCGGAGGCTGAATGATGGAGCAACGCACCCCTGAATGGTTTGCTGCGCGCTGCGGCAAGGTCACAGCCAGTCGACTGGCTGATGTCATGGCCCGGACTAAGTCGGGCTACTCCACCAGCCGCCAGAACTACATGGCAGAGCTGATTTGCCAACGACTGACCGGGAAGCTGGAGGAAGGGTTTTCGAATGCCGCGATGATGCGCGGCACTGAACTTGAGCCAGTGGCGCGCGAAATGTACGCGCTGAATGAGTTCGATGCGGAAATCACTGAAGTTGGACTCATCGATCACCCAACCATACCCGGATTCGCAGCCAGCCCGGACGGACTTGTTAACGACGACGGGCTTATCGAAATCAAATGCCCCAACACCTGGACCCATCTTGAAACGCTGAAAACTGGCGAGCCAAAGCGCCAGTACATGCTGCAAATGCATGCGCAGATGATGTGCACCGGGCGGAAATGGTGTGATTTCGTTAGTTTCGATGATCGCCTGCCGCCTGATCTCGCCTATTTCAAGAAGCGCATTCATTTCGATGAAGAGCTGGCGCGCGAAATCGAGTCTGAGGTTAAGAGCTTCATTGCAGATCTGGAATCTGAAATTCAGAAAATCACAGAGCGTGCAGCATGAAACGCACACCCTTCTACCGCAGGCCCGGGCGAACCGGGCAATTCTCGGGCCTCCGTGAGCGTGTTATCTGGATGATTCAGACGCGGGGCCGTCCGGTAACGTCGCCGACTGATTGCTCAGGGCCTGTACATCGACGAAATGGAGTCAGTGCTATGAAAGCGTGGTCTCTCGAAGAGCTGGAGCTGCTGTGGCGACACTCAAACGCTGAAGTCGCTGAGATTACCGGCCGCTGCATTGAAGAGGTCGGAGATAAGCGGCTGCAAACCAATATTGAGCGTAATGGCTGGGATGTAAACGATCCGGAGCGGGAGGAATCATGACCGATTACACCGGCAGCAACACGCCAGCGGATCAGCGAGACCTCTGGCGCACTCCACCAGCCCTTTTCGCTTCCCTTGATGCTGAGTTCTGTTTCCAGTTGGATGCCGCCGCAGCGCCGCATAACGCGCTGAGCAGGAAGTTCATCACCGCCGAGCAGAACACGCTGGAAACGCCATGGGCTGATTACCTGAATGTTACCGGCTACGTCTGGCTGAACCCACCATACAGCGACATCACACCGTTCGTTAAAAAGGCCGCCGCCGAGAGCGCCAATCAGATTGGGACGGTCATGCTGGTTCCGGCAGACACTTCGGTTGGCTGGTTCAAAGAAGCGATCCAGACCGCCAGCGAGGTTCGCTTCATCACCGCGGGGCGGCTGGCATTTATCAACCCGGTCACCGGTAAGCCGGTATCGGGAAATAACAAAGGGTCGATGCTCATCATCTGGCGACCGTATCCGCGTACACACTGCCACTTCGCAACTGTAGACCGGGACGAGCTTATGGCTTTCGGGGCGAAACTTCTCTCCCGCCGGGAGGCCGCATGACACCAGAAACAGACAACGCCATCCGCGCGGCCTGCCGACGCTGCACAGAAGAAATCCAGCAGGCCATGCGCAAGAAGCCAAAGCCTAACTGGAACGAAACAGTGCCTCCCATCATCAACAAGCATCACAAGAAAATTGAAGCTCTGGGAGTTAGCCTCCTGGAGTTCGTCGTATACACAGGGCGGCTTAATCGCCGCTTCGGAGTTGAATCGTGACCAAATCACTACGCATTGAATTAGGCGACAAATATGTCGTCACCGGCTCGGCACATGACCTGATCTTGAATGAGAAGAAGATTGCCAAGGAAGGTAAATCAGCCGGGCAGGAAGTGCTTTCGCGGCTGGGTTATTTCAGCAAGTTCGAGCATCTGGTGCGGGAATTAATGCACAAGGAAATTCTGGATTCTGAAGCGCAGACGCTGACAGAACTGCGTGACCACATTCAGCAACTCAGCGAAAGGCTGGGTAAGGCGGTAGGATTATGAGCAAGTACCCAAGGGTGGGTGGCGTGTCAGCCAAAAGCAAAAACACCTCTGCTAAATGCAAATGCGGTGCAGTGGCGAAGTATAAAACTACCGTGGAGGTGAATGTTTTCCGTGGCGATGACGAAGTTGTTTGGTCTTATAACGAGCACAAGAAGAACTGTGCATTTCTGGTCGGTTGGGATGGTGGTGCAGCATGAAAGCACTAATTACCCGGGAGCTTAAGGCTCCCTTTTTATTGCTGGCGTTCACCTTCAACCGAATTAACCGACAGTTCCGGGAGCATTGACCATGGACATCATCTACACAGCAGCAGAGATTGAAGAGCTTCAGCGTAACGCTGCCCTTTCCGCTCACAGACTGAAACGCAACGCTGTATCAGCTGAGCGTTGTGAAGAATGCGACGAACCAATTCCCGAGCCGCGACGCGCTGCCGTTCCCGGCTGCCAGACGTGCGCGGATTGCCAATCTGTCATTGAGCTGAAGAATAAGCAAAGGGGAATGTGATGTGGCCTATATGCAAACACTGCGGCCGTATGTGCTGGGGTGAATGGTGTATCAAATGCGACAAGCGGGGGTGATGTGATGGATTACAGCAAGTTGAGTGATAAGGAAGTTAATCGAAAGGTTCAGATAGCTTCAAGGCTAATTGGTTCAATGACGGGGAAACGCGTCCTAATTGTCAGGGATGGAAAGTGGGAATTCTTCGATCCATGCAATAACCCGGCGGATGCGTGGCCGATTATAACCGCAAATAAAATCAGCCTTTATGCAATGAGCGAAGCTGACAAAAGAGGCGGCTGGGGAGCCGAGGCTTTTCATCCCAACGATGCATATAGCTTTAACGATAACCCACTTCGTGCCGCAATGATTGTCTACCTCATGATGCAGGAGTCAGCCAATGTTCCAGCTAATTCAGCGGGGTCAGATTTACGCTGACCAGCACGGTTGGCCCGTCATCATCCACAGCTTCACATCACAGATAGTCCGCTACTGGCGACAGGGTCGGATCAACACCGCTTCAATCGACCGCTTTAATAATGACTTTGAATACCTCGATCACCGTGAGGCGGCACAGATACGCGCCGAACTGGAGACGAGTGAGCACATTAAATCGCTGTGTTCCCAGCGCGCGGCATGAGGAGGGATTATGGGAAAGATGACGTTCGTCTTTGAGTATGAGGACGGTAAAGAGCCGTCTGTTAACGCAGGAATGGAATTTATGGGTGGGAAGATTGTAGCGGTTGCGTTTCGCGATGCTCTCGAAGAGCCAGAAGTATGTGATGAGATCGTGCCTGACCCTGATTATCTGAAGAACGCCCGCAGTCAACTATGACGCAACTGATAGCCAGTTATGAGCTGGCTATTGGGTACGAAAATTTAGTGAGATAGAATACCGTAATCATAAAGGAGGAATTAGATGAAACTGACACAGCAGCAGTGCACCATCCTAACTGGCTACACTGGGGTATTGATCGGGAGTTTTTCTGATTTTCAGCAGGATGCTGAGAAACGTCTGGGCAGAACTTTGCTTACCCATGAAATGGCCTCTGCCGAGGTTATGTCTGAATTGAAAGAACTTTATAAAAAAGATTTCCTCGCTTTAATGCCCGAATAGACCGTTCGCCACATCCCTGCCTCACCTAAATAGAACCCGCCACAGAGCGGGTTTTCTTTTGGGAGTTAATCATGCAATCAAACCCCATGAACTGGCTCATCGCCGCACTTATGGCGCTGGGCGCTCTCATCTCATTTCTTCACGAACCGGAAGGTGTGCAATGGCTGCTTTTAATGTGGGCGCATTAGTCCAGAAGAAGACCGGCGGTATACATGGCGTGGTGGATAGCCAACTGGAGCCAGAAGGCGATCACCCGAAAGCCTGGGTGCGATGGGATGACGGCAATTATTCAGTGCACTCGGAAAACGAATTACGTGCGGCCACACCAGACGGCCCGCAGTTTTATAAAACAATGTCATAGGAGGTGAGATGGTTACAGCAGAGCCACTCACTGCGCAAAAGGCAGCGAAACTCCTGAAAGTCTCACCGAGAACTGTCTACCGTCTTATCGACTCGGGGCAGCTGGCCGGGAAGAAAATCGGGAACAAATACCGGACGACCGACGTCGCCTGTATTGCGTATTTACATGACCCGCGCGATCCTGTTTCCGCGAGCGCGGGTGAACATAAAGGAGAAATTTTATGTCAATCACCCTCAGAGGCGGCGTCTGGCACTGTCATTTCGTTACGCCGTCAGGGAAAAGAATTAGACGATCTCTTGGTACGGGGGACAAGAAACAAGCGCAGGAGCTGCACGACAAGCTGAAGGCTGAAGCGTGGCGGGTGGATAAAATTGGGGAGCTTCCGACGAGGACATTCGAGGAATGTTGCATCAGGTGGATCCGCGAGAAGGAGCATAAGCGGTCACTTGATGACGACAAGACCAAAATAGAATACTTCCTGCGGCATTTCTCCGGGCGGGATATTTCGACCATCACAGCCGAGCAGGTTAACGAGGCTGTTTCTAAGATGGTCAACCGTAAGCATATTCAGATCTGGGAGTCACGAAGGGACGCGGCAATCCGGCGGGGAAAGGAGCCGCCGCCGTATAACGATAAACCGGTTAGCCAGGCCACAAAGAGCCAGCATCTTTCTTTTATGCGTTCTCTGTTTAAGGCTGCGGCTAATGACTGGGGGTGGATTAAAACAGCCCCGGTTATAAAAACCAAAAAGCCGATCAGCAAACGCATCCGCTGGTTGACCAGAGATGAGGCGGAAAGGCTTATCGCCTGCATGCCGGAGTCAATAAAGCCGGTGGTGATATTTGCACTGGCAACCGGCCTGCGCCGCTCCAACATAATTGATCTGGAGTGGCAGCAGGTCGATATGCAGAGAAAGGTTGCATGGGTAAATCCGGAGAACGCGAAGGCGGGCAAGGCTATCGGCGTGGCTCTGAATGATACCGCATGCAGGGTGTTAAGGGATCAGATCGGGAAAAGTTCCAGGTGGGTATTCGTTCACACGAAGCCATCAACGCGCCCGGATAAAACCGTCACTCCGGCTGTCCGCAAAATGCGAGTGGATGACAATGTCGCCTGGCGCATTGGACTGGAAAGAGCGGGTATAGAAGACTTCCGTTTTCATGACCTCCGGCATACCTGGGCGAGCTGGTTAATTCAGTCCGGCGTTCCGTTGTCCGTTCTGCAAGAAATGGGCGGCTGGGAGTCCATCGAAATGGTACGTCGATACGCTCACCTGGCGCCGAACCACTTAAGCGAACACGCACGGAAAATTGATGCCATTTTTGGCAACCATGACACAAATACGACACAAGGAGAAAATCAGGCTGGCTTGAAACTGGCGTAGGTAACTGTTTTTAAATGGCACGCCCTGTAGGATTCGAACCTACGACCTACGGCTTAGAAGGCCGTTGCTCTATCCAACTGAGCTAAGGGCGCACGGAGAAGAGTGTACTTCGCGGTGGTGAAACGCCTGGAATTATACGGTCAATGCGTAGTGAGTCAATGCCTTTTCCGCCTTCTCTGGCGATAATGACTAGCTGATTGTAAATACGGCTGTTTTTTCAACATTTATCCCTCTTTTACGGGCTGCGAAAAGGCTTAGCCGCTTTTAAGTAACGCCTGCTGTTTTCCTGTTTACTTCACCTTCACACTGTCCAGCGGTAACCCGGCCGCCTGGAGGCTGGAAGTGAACAGGACGACGGAGTGACAGCGCCAGACCAGACAGGTTTTCCCTCGTGCGTGCAGCACATCTCACACGATATTACAGGCATTAAGCTTGAACCCATTGTCGCCCTCTCATCTTCGCGCACGGTGGGGGCCGAAGTGCTCAGCGTGCTGTCGCCGCATCAGCAAAACGAAAGCTTTTTCCAGGACTGGTCCGCCGCCCGGGCGCTTATGCTGCTGGAAGCACAGATCGCCGCGTTAAAAAACCCCTTCCCCTGTGACAACCTTTTCATAAATTTGCCGATAACCGTTCTGACCATACCGGAAATGTTCCAGCGTTTACTGCAACTTAACAGCCCACCGCTGAACATTGAACTCGTGGAGCCTGCCTCGTTCTTTTCACTCTCAGACCCGGCGCGTCTGAGGGTGAGTTGTGCGCTTCAGCAGTTGACCGCGCGAGGACACCGGATCTGGCTGGATGATATTGATGAAGCGTCAGGACAAGCATTTTTATCCTGCCGCCTGCCATTAAGCGGAATAAAAATCGATAAGATCGCTTTCTGGCGTTTACGTGAAACGCAGGCGCTGACACAGCTGGTCACCCTTTGTTCAAAAATCGCTGCGAATGTGCTTATTGAAGGCATTGAAACAGAACGGGACCGTACTTGCGCGCTTCATGCTGGCGCGCGCTTCGGTCAGGGATATTATTGGCCATCCTGGAGATGGCAGGAGGACTGA